AAACCAGCGGGAACGAGCGGTTTTCGGGCGCCGCAAAATGAGGCGGAATCCCAGTATGTGCGGGGCTTTGCGCACTATACGCGGTCATCGCGGAAGGCGCCAGTGTGCCGGGGACGGGACTCGAACCACGGCGCGCTCAGTGGCTCTTGCGGGTGCGCGGGGCATTTTTGGGACGCTGCCGCTCGGCCCACGCCATAATCTCCGCGGCCTTCCAGCGGTGCTGGCCGCGCCCGGAGGCAGACGGCAGTCGTATCGTATCAGGGAATCCGACCATCAGCGCGTAGCGCTCGGACACCTGGCGGGCGCTCACGCCCAGGTAGGCGCCGGCCGCCTCGGCGTCCCATAGCACCTTGTCGGCGGGGATGACTGGGCGGGACAGGACATCGATGAGCCTGTCGAGTTTGTCGGCGATATCGTTCATCGGGGATTTCTCGGTGGTGGTGTTCATGATGGCTAGTCCGTTCCAACCGCCGCGCGCACCAGATCCATCTGCGTGCGCAATTCGACGAGCTCGTACAGTTGTTCGCGATACACGTCCATGTGCCGCTCCAGTTGTTCGCGCAGCCGCTTTGTCTCGGCTTCGAGGCGGCGCAGCTTGTGCAATTCCTGTTTGGTCATCATCATTTCCAGTGACGCAGTCCGCGCCGGAGTTATGCGGCAAAGCTGCGCCATAACATTTACGTCAACCGGACTTTGCGCAACAACCGCCTCGTCCATTCTCAATCTCCTTCCAGCGCAAGGCCGGTTAGCTCTGCGCTGGAATGCTCACGCACTCCGCTCAAGGTTTTCGGCCAGTTGGGCGAGCACTCGTTTCGTCCATTCGACTGTGCCGTCGCCGCTTTCCAGCGACTCGCGCAGGTGTCTGATTACCGCCTGCGCATTGCGCACCTTAGCGTCTGCAATGGCCGCGAGCTTGCCGGGGTGATCTTGAAGCGGGCACCACGGCGGGATTTCGCAACTCGCCGGTAGCGGTGCTCCATCCATGCTTCGGCACTCGTACTGGCCGCCGCTGTAATAGGATCGCTGCGGGCATTCCTTGCAGTTTGTGACCGTCTTGACGATCTTCAGCATTCCAACTCTCCAATGCAGCGGATTCGCTGCGCTCACCGCTGATTTCCAGCGTTACCCCGCTCGATCTCCCACCATTGATCGTCTGTCATGGCTGCGTTTGGTGTCAATTCACGGCCTCGCAAAGCCGTTCCATCTCCTGTCTTGGAACAGGCTGAAATGGATGCATATCGCGCTTTGCATCTAGGTACGCCTTGTACGCGTCGCTTGGTGAGTCAAAGGCGCCAAGGAAAGCCCTGTTCCCGTTGGCGCATATGCGCGAATACCATTTCTTGTGTTTATTGTTCCAATGCACTCCAACAAACCCAGAGGTGTTTTTGGAGCTACGCTTCATGTTTTGCCCATTCTCTGCTGCGCTTGCATGGCGCAGGCTGGTGGCACGGTTGTCGTTGCGCACCCCGTTTATGTGGTCGATACCGCTAGGCGGGAATGAGCCTTCAAGGAAGGCCATAGCCAGCCTGTGCGCTTGGTATCGTTTCCCTTGAAACGAAATTTGGACGTAACCGGAATGGAGCAATAAACCTGCAACCTTGCCGACAATCTTTTGACGGTGAGGATTTTTTACCCAAACGAATTGGCCGCTACTAGGGTTGTATTCCAGATACTGGCGCATCATCGCAATTAGGTCAGGCTCCATAGATACCCCCGATATCTTGCATTGCCCATGAAATCTTCGTCGTCGTGATCGCGCTCAGAATCGCCCCGTCCGCTAGCTCAGGTATCCGCCCGATGGTCGCCTCGAATTCCTCGCGTGCCTGCTCGACGAGCCGCGGCGTCACCGCCTGACCGCGCTCCAGCCGGTCCGCAAGTACGCCCATGTGATAGAGCCGGATGTCGGCCGCGATGCGTGCCCAGCAGTCGCACCACCCGCGAATGGCTGGGGCGATGGCGCACCACTCCGCGCGCTCGGTCACGCCGTCGTCGCACTCGGGCATGCGCATGACGGGCAGGCCGTCGAGCTCGTGCACCTCGCCGGTGGCGAGCAGGGCGAAGAGGGCGCGCATGGGGCTGGCGATGACCGCGGCCTTGCGCTGCTTCTCGGCGCGGTGCAGGCCGGCGGCGATGAGCGGATGCAGGCCGACGCAGCGGCTGGCGCGCTTTCTCATTTGCGCAACTCCTCGGCCTTGGCGCGCAAACGTGCGGCCAGGTTTGTGCATGTATTGATTCCGGCTTCGCGTCGTTCAGCGCCGATGATGTACTCGCAGCTAACGTGCTGCACTGCGTCGGCGCACATCTCCGCCCCCATGCGCAGCCCCTCGGCCATGGCGAGGCGGACGAGGCGCTCGATATGCTCGGTGCCGGGCATGGCTTGCACCCAGAGCACGCCTTCCCGCTGTACCAGCAGGCCCACGTCGAGCGCCAGGCGCAGGGCGAGTGCTCGGGTGTCGGTCATTGCGCGTCTCCCATGGCTCTGATCGCGTCCGCCGTTCGCTGCGCCACGTTGTCGCTGTCGCACTGGCCGAACACGATGGCGATGCACCGCTCACGCTCTTGCGCCAGTCGCGCACACAGCGCGGTGTCGTCGGCGGGCGGTTTCGGTGCGGCGGCGAGCATGTAGGCCCACACGTGCTCTGTAACGCCGTAAGTCGTATGGGCGTCGGACAGGCGGATGTCGTCGAACGCGCCGTCCATCATCTCGATGGTTGGCTCCACCGGGACCAACTGCCACCCTTCCGGCACGCCCTGCGCCCGCAGTGCGGCGAGTTCGGCGACGGCTTTGTTTCGTTCGTCAGCCGCCCGGTTGCACGCTGCGCTCGCATCGGCCCAGCCTTTCTCTGCGCGCTCGTATGCGTCAGCGACGACGATGCGGGCGATGCGCACGGTCTCGACGGTATGCCCCCGCGGATTCCGCGCGACGTGCAAGGCTTCGTTGGTATCCATCATTCTCAGCGGCCTCGAATCACGGTGATTGCCTCGATCGCGAACTCCTGCGACCACGGGTAGCGCATGGCGCCAGACGCAGCGGCATACCAGCGCAGGGCGGCGAAGCGGATGATGCGCACGCGCGCGTCGTCGAGTTCGGCGCTAATGAATTCGTCGACGGACGCGGCGCAGCCGTAGCCAGAGAAGATGGCTTCGAGCGCGCCGAGTTCGTCGCCGTCGCAGACGGCGTATAGATCGATGGTCATTTCGCGCTCCACTCCAGCGTATTGCGCCCATTGACGAACGCCTCGCGCACGCTCACCAGCTCGCGCAGCTCCATCCGCTGCAGGCAGCGCCGCGCCGCGCTCGGGGTCGTGCCGACGAAGTGCGCAAGCGCGGTGGTGGTGCCCGGTCCGGACTCCAGCGCGGCGAGGAAGTCGTCCTGCATCCCGATCGGCGTGACTTGGCGACAGGGCTTCTCGCGCGGGGCGGGGGTGCGCACGGGCTCCGGCAGCGGGTGCGGGGCGGCGTGGCCGAACAGCAGCGCCCAGTGGGTCGGCAGTGCGGCCGGCTGGGCGATGCCGTTGGCGGCGGCGAGTTGGGCGGCGAGGTTCATGCGACCTCCTTGCCGGCCCATTTCGCAAACGACGAGAGGTGCAGATTGCGCCCAATCCCGCGCTGCTCGAACAGCACGCCGGGCTCATCATGGTTCGGCGGCTCTCCGGTCGCGCTCCAAAACTGCGACGGCCTGAACTCCGGGCCAATTGCAACCACGGTGCGCTGCGTCTTGCCGGCGCCGCGGTTCGTGTAGGTCTTGCCGACCTTGATCTCGTTCGGGCTCATGCGGCCTCCTTCGCGATGGCTTCCTTGAGCACTTCGATTTGCGCGCGCTCGCTCTCGATCATTGCCGCGTAGGCTTTCTTGATCCCGAGCATGATCATTTCCCGGCCGCGCACCATGCGCGACTGCCAGCCAAAGGAACGGCCGCCGTCCTGTGCAACGACGATCGCTCTGGTTGCGCCAGGGACGCACACGCTGATCGTGCCCTGGTGTCCGAGGTTCAGCGTCTCGGCCTCGGCTCGGAGTGCGATCAGGCTCTTTCGTGCCAGATCAAGATCCTTAGTCAGACTGCGGATAAGGTCGGTATTCATGCGGCCTCCCGTTGGGCCATGCCGCGCGCGAAGATCAGCACCTCGTGCAGATCATCGTCACTCAGCGTATCCAGCAGCGCGTCCAACTCGCCGCGTAGCGCGTTCGTCCTGGCGCGCGCCTCGGCAACCCGCTGGCGCTCGGCGTCTTCGATGGCGCGCAGGCGAGCGGCTTCGGCTTCCTGCGCGGCCCGCTCGGCGGCCAGGCGATCCGTCTCGGCCTGGCGGGCGGCCTCGGTTATGCGCTCCACTTCGGCGCGCGCTGCGGCCATCCGGGCGGCTTCGGCCGCGCGCGCCTGCTGCAACAGGGCGTCCACTTCGGCGCGGTCGGCTGCGGCTTGGCGGTCGGCGGCAGCGCGCTCCTGGGCCGCCCGGGCATCGGCGTCGCGGCGCACCGCTTCGGCCTGACGGTCAAGCTCGGCTTGCTTCTCGCGGGCGATGCGCTGCTCTTGCGCGAAGGCGGCACGTTCCGCGGCGAGGCGCGCGGCTTCGGCCTGCTGCTCGGCGGCGATGCGGATGCGCTCGGCGGCGTCGCGAGCTTCCTGTTCGGCGCGCTGACGGGCGAGTTCTTCGCGCTCGGCCTGCAGACGGGCGGCTTCGGCCTCGCGGCAGGTTGCGGCATCGTGGATCTCGCGCAGGGCGGCGATGGTTTCGGACTTGGCCTTGTGGGCGGCCGGCGCGAATTCCTCGAACACGCCGTCACCCACATCGATGCCGCCGAGTTGATCGATGAGGTTCTGCACCTTCTCGGCGCACGCGCCGGATGCCTGGACGACGTGGAAGCGGATCGCCTCGATGCCCGCGCGGTGCCCGTCGATGCGCGTCTGCTCGGCTTGGAGCTTCGCCTGGCGCTCGGCTTCGCGCGCCGCATCCCATTCGTCCTGCAGGGACTGCAGTCGGGATTCCTCTGGCGCCAGGATGGCGATCAGGCGCTTCTCCTCGGCGATAACGGCATCCGAGAAGGATCGCGCATCCTCGCGCGCCGCCTTGCCCGTCTTGGTGATATCGACGCGCGTACCCTTGAGGCGCATGCGCGCGCCGTGCGCCTCGTGATAGCCGGCGGCGTTCTTGATCTCACGGATGCGCGCAGACTCGGACACCAGGTCAAGCAGTGCGATCTCGTAGGCGTTCGCGCCAAGGGCGACGGCGGCACGCTCGGTGATGGTCAGTGCGGTAGTGGTCATTTGATTTCGATCCTTTGCGTGCGCGCCAGATGGGCACCGGGGATGACGAATCCATCCCTCATTGCAGACTTCATGGCCGCCTTATCGGGCTCGTGGCGTGCCGGGATTTCGCGCTGGTAATCGACCGGGATGGCGGACTCGTCATCGATCACCACCGACTCTGGATTCGCGCGCACGGCGATCCTGAACCACGGCGACTCGATCTTCTGGATGCCGCACCGCTGCATGTTGCTCAACAGGTACTCACGCAGCGAGGCGGCGCGGGCCTCGATCGCCTTACGGCGCCTCGCCATCTCCGCCTCGGCGGCCTTGATCTGGTCGGCGGCCGCTTCAAGGTTGCGGGCGAAGGCGGCGACGTTCGTGCATTTCTGCTCAAGCGGCTGGGCGATCGCCTCCAGGGTGTCGGCCACCACTTCCGGCGGCAGATCCATGTCGGCGAGCTGGTCCGCAACGGCGCGGAACTCGCTGGCCAGTTCGTACAGCGCAAGGCTGGTCATGGCGGGCCTCATCTCAGATCACGCGCCACGACGCACCGGCGCCGAGACGGTTAAAAGGGATGTCGTCTTCCATGCCCGCGAACCCACTACCGGACTGCGTGGGGGCGCTGCGCTGCGGTGCGGCCTGGCTGCGCTCCTGCTGCGCGCCTTCCGGCTTGCCGCCGAGCATCTTCATCACATCGCCGCGAATCTCGGTCGTGTAGCGATCCTGCCCGTCCTTGTCCTGCCATTTGCGGGTGCGCAGGCTGCCCTCGATGTACACCTGACTGCCCTTGCGCAGGTACTGTCCGGCGATCTCCGCCAGCCGGCCATAGAATGACACCCGGTGCCATTCGGTCGCTTCGCGGCGCTCGCCGGTGGCCTTGTCCTTCCACGTCTCCGTGGTGGCCAGGCGGATATTGCAGATCGCGTCGCCTGACGGCGTAAATAGTTGCTCCGGGTCGGCGCCAAGATTGCCGATTCCGATCCATTTGTTCACTGAGGCCATGTCTTATGCTCCTGCCAATGCGGCTTGTTCGTATTCGGTGACGGCGGAATTGATGCGGGCAACGTCGTCGGCGGCCGTGAAGCGATCGAGCAGCTTGAGCCCGCGGTTCTTTGCTTGATCGACCGTCAGGCTCGCGGCGATCCACGCCACCCCCTTGTCAATCTCGGACTGCTCTGGCTGCGGCGTCGCGCCCGAGCTAAGCCAGTCAAGCAACATGCGTCCGGTGTCCGCGGTGATCTGCTTCGGGTCGCCACCGAACAGCCCGGTGCGGTCCTTGGAGGCCGCGGCAAAGTGCCCGTCATGGACGATGTCGAGTACCGTCGTGAATTCGTACTCCGACCCGTCGCGCTGCTCGGCCTTCATGCCGAGCTTGACGACTTGCTTCTTGCCGTTCGGCCCTTCCGTCTGCGCCGTTTCCGTCTTGCTGCGCATGGTTGCGATGATGTGCAGCGGCGAACGAAGAATTGCGTCCAGCACGGCACGGTGACGCGGGGTGATGTCGTTCCACGCGCTCCACGAGTTGCCCTTGTACTTGCTGCGTGCGACCTGATCGACCAGTTCCAGGCACCCGCCAACGCCGCTCCACTCGTGCGTCAAACTGTCGATGATCAGCACGGCGTACCCGGCGTGCTCAGCGGACTTGATCGCCTCAATGAACCGCTCGGGCGTATAGGGCGGGTCAAGGTCAAGCGCGTCGAACTCATGCACATGCGTGTAGAGACTGGCCGACCCGCGCTCGGTATCGATCAGCGCAACCTTGCCGCCCAACCCCTTCGCCAGCAACAGAGCGCCATACGTCTTGCCGCTGCCGCTCGGGCCGGAAAGCGCCAAGCGAAGTTTTGCTTGCTTCCTCACAGCTTTAACGAATTGCATGATGATCACCCTTGCGTGACTTGGTTGTAACGGCAGCATCGGGCGACCAGCCAAGCTGCTTTATTCTCTTGTGCGCACATGAATAGGCGATTCCGTTCAGTTCGCACCACTCGGCAAGTGTTTTCTGCTCGCCGTCCACTTCGATCATGATGTTCGTGCGCTTGTTGTTTGCTTGGTCGAGCGCAGTAGCCCACCCGCAGTTTCCGGGCTCGTAGTTGCCGGCGGAATCTTTGCGGTCAATAGTCATGCCGACCGGTCGCTCGCCCATGTCAGCCAGGAAATTCTCAAATGACTTCCATCGGTCGCACACTTGCACTCCACGTGCCCCATACAGCCGGTAGTTGTCATGCCCGTGGTCGCAGCAACGTTGAATCATTGACCGCCATGACACATATGTCGGCGACTGCGATGCGCGTCGTTTGTGGCCGTGAATTCTCGCGTTCCCTTCTCGCTTAATGCAGCCGCAAGACTGGGTGTGGCCGCTCTTTAGGTGCTTCTCGATTACTGTCACCTCAGTCCCGCACTCGCACATACATAGCCACGTCGGTCGATTTTCCTTCCCCGTTCGCCCTGCATACTCCGAAATCCGAAGCCTCCCGAATTGGCCGGAAAGCGCCACCCGTGGGCTGGCCTGCTTCCTCACTGCCTTTTTGAACTCCATTGTCCATCTCCTCGAATTGCTGCCATTGCTGGTACTGCTGCTGGAACTGGGCGCCGCCGTCGTCGTCCATGGCGTCACCCTCTGAACTTCGCCGACAACTCAACCTCCCGGCGAACCTGCTCGCTTGTTCGGCTGTCGTGCTCGACCGTCCGGCCGTCGTGCTTGGCCTTGAGCCGCTCCAGTTTCGTTGCGCATCCGGCGAGATACTTGTCGGCCTGCTCGCGCTGGGCCTCGATGAAGACTTCCAGGCGCGCGATCTTCACGGCCTCGCGGTTGCGGCGGCGGGCCTTCGCGGCGCGCAGGTAGTGGCGGGCCAGGGTAATCAGGCTCATTTCTTCGACTCCTTGCGGAACAGGAAGGCGATCAGCGGGCTCGGCTCCGTCTCCTCGTCAGCGATCGCGTCGGCGAGCAGGTCCATCGCTGTCAGATGGGGGTTGCATCCGTCGTGATGCCGACCAGTGACGAGCATCCCGAGGCTGTAGAAGTAGGGCGCCATCATTTCGCCGACTCCACCTTCTCGATTGCGGCCCGCGCCCGATTCTTTGCCCACAACTCGAAGTCGGTCGGGTCGTCCCATTCGATGGTGTCGGCCATTGCGATGTAGCGCAGCTCCTGCAGGAGTTCGTCGCGCTGCTGCGTGATGTCCTGGCAGTGCATGACGAGCGTCGCATGGTCCATTGCCAACAGTCGCTCGGTGCGTGCTTTCGTGCTCTCGCTCATCGCTCAATCCTCCGTACAGTCCGTTGCGTACTTGCCAATTTCCGCGATCGCGCTCATTGCCTTGCCGCGGTCGCCCGCCAGATCCGCTACGGCGGCAATGCCGAGCCAGGTACGGATCTCTCCGATGATCTCGTCCATCCCGATGGCGCCGTCCAGATCGTCCCCGGCGAGGCGCGGATCGTCGCCAAGGTCGCCCGGCCCTGGCAGGTCGCGGCAGTTGCTGCTGTACGTGGTCATGGCCATCTCCTCAGCCCGTAACCGTTTCGCGGCGCATCGCATCGATGCACGGTGCGTCGGCGCTGCAAAAAACTTCGGCAAACATGGCTTTTTGGGCGGCCCGTGCGGCGTCCCATGCGGCGTCCCGTGTGGCGCCCCGTGTGGCGCCCCGTGTGGCGCCCCATGCGGCGGCCCGTGCGGCGCCCCATGCGGCGGCCCGTGCGGCGTCCCATGCGGCGTCCCGTGTGGCGCCCCATGCGGCGGCCCGTGTGGCGCCCCGTGTGGCGCCCCGTGTGGCGCCCCATGCGGCGGCCCGTGCGGCGCCCCATGCGGCGGCCCGTGCGGCGTCCCATGCGGCGGCCAGATCTATGTCCGTCGCCTCGCCGTTCGCGTGCCGCTCGGCCACGTCCAGCGCGGCCAGGCTGCGCGGATCGGTCATCAGGTGCTGTACCTGGCGGGCGCACCACACCGCATACAGCCGCTCCGCACGAACCATCGCGGGCGTCTGCTCGCACGCCCGCAGCGCCCACAGCGCGTCGTCCAGGCCGTTCGATTCGAGGATCGTGGCGATCTGGATCGGCTCTTTGTACGCGATCCGGATGTAGGTCTCGCGCGCCTGGTCGTCGCCAGTAAAGGGCTTGCCCTGCAGGGCGCGGACCAGCTTGTTGTAGCCGTCGATGCAGGCGCCTTCCGTGCGCAGCGCCTTCAGTGTGGTGGTGATCACGTGCTATCTCCCTCGTGTGTTGTCTGGTCCCGGTCCCAGCTTCGGCAGTGGCTGCCACCGCGATCAGCCCGCGGCATGCGGGTGCAGGCGTTTGTGGCGGCCTGCCAGCGCAACAGCGCTTTAGGTGCGCTGCCGACCGTATGGCGTGGGTGCCGCGCGCTCTACCAGCCCGGAGCGATGGCACTCCGGAAGCGTGTCGGTCCAGATGAAACATCTGGCGCGGAACTCCGTCAGGCTTTCGCCTTCACCCACACGAAGGACGGCTGCACCGTCTTGGCTTCAAGCTCTGCGTTACGGGCGCACGCCCCGCACAGCCATCCTTCGTGTGGCGACTCCTTACGGGAGCCAGTCGTCGTTCTTTGCTCGGGGGTCAGAGCGTCGTCGGTTGCGCCGCGCGCTTGGCGGCCTTGGCCTCTGCGCGCTCACGGGCGCGGCGCTCCGTGCGGGTCTCGTAGTGGTCGGTGCTGAGCATGCCCTGGCGCGGCTCTTCCGGGACGGGCTCCATGATCTTCCGGAGCATCTCGGAGGCGTCCAGGTGGTCAGCCATTGCGCGGTTGATCTCTTGCATGTCGTTCTCCTCAGAACGTGGTGGGTTGGGCCACGCCGCGGGTCAGCGCCATCAGGCCGGTTTGCAGGTCGGTTGCGCCGATGCTCACCCACCTCTGGTCCAACCCCTCGGTTGCGCGGAGCTTCGTCACCAGTTCGCCGAGCTGCACGCCGTGCGCCTTGATCTCGTTCATCAGCACCGCCTCGGCTTCGTTGAGTTGCCGGTAGCCGGTGATCTTGGGTTGCGTAAAGGTTTCCATTTCATGTCCTTGTTCGTTGTCGTGTCGTCGGTTGCCACCATCCGCCGCTCGCCTATCGAGCCGTCACCCGTCGCCGGGCTGGTGTCGCGGTGCTCTCGGTCCCTGCCAGTTCCGCCGCCGATTCAGCGGGAGGTTCCGGTCATTTGCCCCTGACCGGCGCCCGGGTGGGACGGGCGGTATGCGGGGGTGTGTTAGGGAACCTGCAGTGCCAGCGTGAAGGGGCTCGTCAGGTCGAGGCTCAACAGGCCCGCCACCGCGACGATGCCGATGACGAACACGGCGAGGACGACCCAGGCCAGCACGTTGCTGGAGCGCTGCCGGTATTCCAGTTGCTTGGTGACGTAGCTCATGGTCATCTCCTAGTGCGACTTCGGGGCGGCGGCCAGCGCGGCGGCGAGACTGCCGTGATACAGGATCGACATCGCGGCCAGGTAGGCGGCGATGCTCTGGTCCTTCGGGTGCGGGGCTTGGATCTGCATGGCGGCGTCCTCTTTTCGCGGCTCCGGTGTCACACCGGCATGACTGAATGATACCGGAACCCCGAAGGAAAGCAACAGTTATTTTCGGTACTCCGGTAATCGTAGGCAACAAAAAGCCCGCCGAAGCGGGCGCTTGTGCGCGAGACCGGGTTACGCGGCTAACGTTTGTCGTAGCTCGCTGGCCGGGCATTCCTTGGAGGCGGGCCGACCGCACGGGGCGAACTGCTCGGCGGCGGGGTGGGGTTCGTCGGCCTTGGCGCCTGCTGCCAAGATGCGCTGCATGATGGATTCGAGGTCTTCGGTCTGCATGCGACAAATAATACAGGCAAGACGACGCCGCCTGTCTAGACGAAAGTCATAGAAACACCGCTAAATATTTTTGCTGCGCCGTGACTTATTGCCGCTGCTTGAATGCAACAAATGTGATCCAGCGATCCAGAAAGCGCCGCATCTGCTCGTCGGTCGCGCCCTCGTCGTGAAACATATCGTAGAGGCGGCAGGCCAGCGCGGTGCGATCAGGGGCGGCGGCGTAATCGGGCGCCCAGGCTGCGACGACGGTGATGCACCGGTGCATGAATTCCGCACTGAGCACACGAGGCGCTTCGGCTGGCTGGTCGCTTGGGATGTCGCGCTCCCCTTCGCCGGTCTCCAGCCAGGTCAAGCTCACACCGAGCGCGCTGGCGAACCGCGGCAGCAGGACCATCCGTACCGGGACACCGCGCTCGTAGTCGGACACCGTATTGAAAGAGCACCCGGCGAGCCGGCCCAGCTCGGGCGCCCTCATCCCTTTCTCTGTGCGGACGGCGCGAATGCGCGCGCCGATCCGTTCCCGTTCTGGCGGGCTATGCGTTGTTTTCATTCCCGAATTCTCCCCGAGGTTTACTTCGGGGTGCCGGTTGCCTTTTCTTCGGGAGCCCGGTATTCTTGGAGGCATGATGCGCTCAAACGTAAAACCCAATTGGCAGGCGGTCATCGGGACGCTCCGCGGTAACGGCTGGCGACAGAAAGCGATTTGCGATCGCATTGGCCTGTCGCAGGGCACGCTCGCTGACCTCGAAGCGCGGCGCCACCAGGAACCGCGCTACGCGGCCGGCGCGGCGCTCGTGGCGCTCTACCGCGAAGTGATCGGCAAAGAGCCGCCGGCCGCATGACACCCCTCTCCTCCCGCTGGCCCTCTGGCCGGCTTCAACGTCCCGGCCGGCTCTGGTAGCCGCGCCGGGCGTCTTTTTATGGGACCGCACATGGACGACCTGATTGACGACCTGACCGACGGGAAAAAGACGGGCCAGATCGGGCTGCGCTTGCCGGACGACATGGACCGCGCTTTCCGGATGGTGGCCGAAGAGGCGGGGGTGACGCCGCAGGCTCTGATGCGAGTGCTCATAGCGCAGCACCTCAAAGTGCAGCGTGACAAATATCACGCCCTCCGTTCCATTTTTGGCGACGGTGGCGCGATATCCAAGGATATCAAGGCTAGCAAGGGGACCGAGGAATGACCGACCACGACGACGACGCCCGCGACGACGAAAGGTTTATGCACCGCGTTGCACTGCTGATGGTTGGCGCCCTGGCCGCAGCCGGCGCATCCGGGGTCGCCCTGATGACGTTCGCCGACTGGGTGGTGGCGCTATGACCGCGCACGTGCTGACCTTCGCCGCCTCCCTGCGCCCAGCCCGTCGGCGTGCGGCGTGCGCATCCATCACAGTGCTGGCCGAGCGCCGACGGGCCGCGGTCGCCGTGACGCTCGATCCGCTGGTCTTCGCTCGGTCGTGGCTGGATTTCTGGGCGGGGGTGCGCAAGTGAAGCCGGTCGTCATCGGGAATGCGGAGCTTTGGCTAGGCGACTGCCGCGAAATCCTGCCGTCTCTGCCGAAGGTCGATGCAGTGATCACGGACCCGCCGTACAGCGAGCGCGCGCATGCAGGCCACGACACCGGCAGCCAAAGCGGACGCGATGACGCCGAGCGCAAAGACCTTGGATACAAGGCGATGACGCCAGAGGATGCCGAGTTCTTTGCTGGCGAATACGCGCGCATTTGCACCGGCTGGGTGATTTGGATGACTGACCACACGCTGGCGCCGACGATTGGCAAGGCGCTGGAAAAGCGCGGGCGCTACGTGTTTGCGCCGCTGCCGTTCTACCAGCCGGGACGATCTGTGCGCCTGTCTGGCGACGGCCCGTCGAGCTGGACGGATTGGATTGTCTGCGCCAGGACAAAGGCGCAGATGAAGTGGGGAACGCTGCCCGGTGGGTACGTGGCCGGCCCCGGCTGGAACGACAAGGCGCGCATGGGCGGCAAGCCGACGAAGCTCATGGAGGCCCTTGTCGCCGACTACTCGAAGCGCGGTGACGCAGTTCTTGATACGCACATGGGAGCGGGTACGACCGGGGTTGCGTGCGTGACGCTCGGTCGACGCTTTATCGGCTGCGAAATCGACCCGGAAGCGTTCGATCTTTCCTGCAAGCGCATTGAGGACGCACAGCGCGTCTCCGACATGTTCGGGCATGACGTGCGCGACGCCTACGAGATCACCGAGCAGCAAGCCGATTTACTGGAGGGCGTGCGATGAGATCACAGAACGATCGCCTGCTCGCCACGCTGCGGACCGGTGCATCCGTGACGCCGTATTACGCGCTGCACATGCTCTCGATCGGCCGTCTCGCCGCACGAATTCTTGAGCTGAGGCAGGCCGGCGAGGACATCGCCTCGGAGTGGGTCGAGGTGCAGAACGTGTATGGGGAGCCGTGCCGGGTGAAAAAGTATTTCCTGGCTCGGGCTGCGTGATGGACGCCATCGGCGTGACCCCGCTCTCGGATGCAGTCATCGCCGTGTGCGAAAAGCACTACGGGAAGATGGGGTCCGGCTGCGGGCGCTGCCCGATCCTCACCGAATGCACCGGCGGCATGCAGTGGTCGGATGAGGGGCTGCGCGAGTGGCGGGAACGGTGCAATGAGGCCGCGCTGCGGGCGGGCGAGGCCGCGTGATGCTCATCCACCTCCGCGACATCCTGCACGAGCGCCTGATCGCCCAGGCGAAAGCCGCGCTGCTTGCCGCCAGGACGTTCGAGGAGCGCCGCCAGCGGGCCGCGGAGATGTGCGGGCTCATCAACAGCAGAAGTGCCGACAGGGTGGCGCAGATGGAACAACAGAAGGGGCTCGTCTGATGCGCGACTACGGCAAGGTTTCGCCGCGGTTCTGGACCGGCAAAACAGGGAAGTCGCTGCGCGGCGACCAGGAGGCGCAGCTACTAGCGCTGTACCTGATGACCAGCCCGCACGCCAACATGATCGGGGTGTTCCATTGCCCGGTGATGTACATGGCACACGAGACTGGAATGGCCATCGAAGGGGCTTCGAAGGCCCTTCGAAGGCTAGAAGAGATTGATTTTTGCACCTTCGACGCCGACGAAGAGATGGTGTGGGTGCGTGAGATGGCCGCCCACCAAGTCGGCGAGCGTTTGTCGCCCAAGGACAAGCAGGTCATCGGCATACAACGGCAGTACGAGCAGCTGCCGGAAGGCCAGATCCGGCGCGGCTTTCTGGCTCGCTACGTCGATGACTATCACCTGCCGAGGCCGATGGATCAAGAGGCCAACGACACAAGCCCCATGGAAGCCCCTTCGGAGCCCCTTGGAAGCCAGGAGCAGGAACAGGAGCAGGAACAGGAAGTAAACAACAAGGGGGCTCGCGCCCCTGTCGCCAGCCTGCCGGCTGCCGACCCGTGTCCGCATCAGGAGATCATTGCTGCCTACCACGAGATGCTGCCGACCTGCACGCCGGTTCGGGTATGGAACGACCAGCGGAAGGGTCTGTTGCGGCAGCGGTGGCGGGAGGAGGCAAAGCGCCAGCGGGTCGAGTGGTGGCAGAAGTTCTTTGCCTACGTCGCGCAGTCGAGGTTTCTGACTGGGCAAGCTGACTGCCAGCCTGGACGAGAACCGTTTGTGGCGGACCTTGAATGGCTGATCAAGCCGCAGAACTTCGCCAAGGTCATCGAAGGCAAGTACCACCGCGAGGAGGCTGCGGCATGAGTCTCTACAGCCTCGCCGCCGAACAGACCGTCATTGGCTGCTGCCTGCAAGGCAACGTCATCGCTGACGATCTCGCCGGCCTAACACCTGGGCACTTCGCCGTCGAGTCTCACCGCGCGGCGTTTGGCGTGATCCTGGCGGAGTGGGACAAAGGGCGCCCGCTTGATCCGGTGTCGATGGATGACCGCCTGTCCGCAACCGGCGTTACGCACGACGGGCTGGCCTACTGGGCCGAGTGCGCGGACGCCGGCTACAGCCGCGCGATGCTGCCGGCGCACATGTCGACGCTGCGGAACAAGGCTATGCGCCGGGAGATGCTGGCCGCTGCCGACCAGATCGCCCAGATGGCGCACAGCGAAGGGGACATCCGCGGGCAAGTCGCAAGCGCAGCCGGACTTCTGTCGAAAATGATCGATGGCACGGTGACGCGCGGGCCGCGCATCGTCGCCGACGTGCTGCGCGAGTACCTACCCGAGATCGGCGAACGCTGGGACGGCCGCAAGGACGGGATGATGACCGGCTTTGCGGATCTCGACGGCAAGTTGCGCGGCCTTCGGCCCGGCAACCTTGTGTTGATCGCAGCACGCCCGGCGATGGGGAAAACCTCGCTCGCCATGCAGATCGCGGCGCACGCTTCTGAATCAGGCGTCGTGGTGGCGTTCTCTCAAGAGATGGCCGACACCGAGCTTGTCGACCGCCTAATGGCCTCGCTTGGGCGCATCCCGCTTACGAGCATCATCGACGGAAAGATGAGCGAGTTCGAGCACGAGCGCTTTTCGAGCGCGATGCGCAAGGCGCGCGACCTCAGGCTCTACATCGACGACCAGCCGGCGCAGCGCATCAGCGACATCCGCGCCAAGGTGCAGAGCATCCGACGCAAGCACGACATCTCGCTGGTGGTGGTGGATTACCTGCAGCTCATGACCGGCGACGGGGCAAACCGTAATGCCGAGATCGAGCAGATCAGCCGCGGGCTCAAGGCGCTCGCGAAGGAGATCCAGTGCCCGGTGATCGCGCTATCCCAGCTATCTCGAGAGTGCGAGAAACGCCCGAACAAGCGCCCGATGCTGGCCGACCTGCGCGACTCCGGCGCCATCGAGCAGGACGCGGACATCGTGATGATGATCTACCGCGACGAAGTCTATAACCCGGACTCGCCCGACAAGGGCACCGCCGAGATCCTGATCCGCAAGAACCGGCAAGGCCAGACCGGCGACGTGCGCCTGACGTGGCTGGGCGAATTCACCTCGTTCGCCAACTGCGACTACCAGGGTTCCAGACAACAAGAAAACGCGCCGCAGCGCAAAAGGGGATTCGATGTTGATTTCTGACGATCACCGCCATGCCTGTGAAGTCCGCTGGTGCGTGCGCAACTTTTGGCCGTCCGGCGACCGCATGGCCGCACAGATCGCGCTCGTCGAGCGTCGCCGCGGCAAGGCGGCCGCCAATCGACTGCGGGCCGATGTGCGCGAAGCCTGGCGCGCGGAGATGGCTGCGGCACGGGAGGCGGCGTGATGAAGGCAGCTTACGCAGACCCGCCCTACCTCGGATGCGGCCAGAAGCACTACGGCGACCGGCACGAGGCGGCAGCGGAGTACGACACGCCAGAAGCGCACCAGCGGCTGATAGAGCGCCTGTGCGACGAATTCGATACGTGGGCACTGAGCCTGCACGAGCCGAGCCTGCGCACGATTCTGGCGATGTGCCCGGATGACGTGAGAGTGGCGGCATGGGTGAAGCCGTTTGCGGCCTTCAAGGCAAACGTGACGCGGGCCTGGACGTGGGAGCCGGTGATCTTCCGGTTTGCACGGAATCGCACGCGGGAGCAGGACACATGGCGGGATTTCGTCGCCGAGCCGATAGCGATGCGTCGCGGGTTCCCCGGAGCCAAACCGGACAAGTTTTGTTTTTGGGTTTTCGAGGGCTTGAACCTCACCCCAGAAGATGAGTTCCACGACATTTTCCCTGGCAGCGGTGCCGTGGGCGATGCGTGGGGCAAATGGTGTGCGGCGCAACAAACACCAGAACAGTTTGCGCTTTCAATAGGGGCCGCATGAGCAAGCTCATCATCCAAAACGACTCGTCACACAGCGACGCGCAGGCGCTGCAGTACGTGATGACGGTCATCCGCCAGGGGCGGGTCAGCGATGAGGGCCGCGCGTACAACGATGCGCGCTTCGTCGATGGCGTCGTCGTCGCGTCCATGCGGAATGCGCAGTCCGACCGGTTCGTTGTGCGGGACGGTGCGGCGTGATGCTCGAGTTCGTCGTACCCGGCGAGCCGGTCGCCAAGGGCAGGCCAAGAGCGTTTCGCGCTGGCGCCGGAATCCGCATGCATACGCCACAGAAGACCGCGACGTATGAAAACCTGGTGCGCTTCTACTGCGCCAATGCTGCGGCAAGGCCATTTTGCGGGGCGCTGGCGGCCGAAATCGTGGTGGTGCTACCCATCCCTAGGTCATGGTCAAAAAAACGGCGCAGAGAGGCGCTAATCGGTTCCGTGCATCCGACCAAGCGGCCCGATGCGGACAACTACCTAAAAAGCGCGCTCGACGGCATGAACGGGGTCGCCTTCGCGGATGACAGCCAGGTGGTGCGCGTCAGCATCGAAAAGCGATATGGCGAGGAGCCGCGAATGATGGTGATCGTGCGGGAAATCGGGAGCGCGCTATGACCACCAAGGCCGAGCGCGCCCACCTCGACCGCGTGGCCAGGCTTGGGTGCGCGCTGTGCAACCGACTCGGCTACGGCGAGAGCCCGGCAGAAATCCATCATCCGCGCACCGGTACCGGGGCAGGGCGCAAGGCGAGCCACTTCGACGCCATCCCGCTATGCCCGGCGCATCACAGGCTTGGTAATGACGCGCTGCATGTGCGCGGGCGCAAGGCGTGGGAGCGACTGCACGGCGTCACCGAGCTGGAGCTTTTGGACGAGACGCGCAACCGGATCTACGGGGCGACACGATGACCGCGATCCGCCGGCAGTACGCCGAGAAGCGCAAGGCGATTAAGGGGAGCGCAGAGCTAAGTGGCGCGAAGCGTCCCGCTTGAGCGCCGGGTATGCGCCGACATTGGAGAAATGAGATGACCGTAGCCGAACTGATTGTTTTTTTGCAAACGCAGCCACAGGGCCTGCAGGTTGCGTACCGCCGCTGCAGCGAGCAAGTCTTGCTCGATGTCGAAGAAATTGAGATCGCGGAGAAGTGCGAGCCGCGCCCGGACGGCTGGATTCAGGACAAGCGCCCGGACAAGCCGACGCAGACTTACCTACTGCTTCCTGGCAACTAAGGGCCCAGTTGATATTCAACGACACGTCGCATAACTACGGAGCGCAGCGCGACATGACACCAACGTTTCATGGCGAGATGCAACTCGCCGGCTGGTCCGAGTCGCACACCTCCGGCGCGAAGCTCACATTCTGGCTACCGGAGACGAGCGACCTTGAGGTATTCCGCGGCATGACCGCACGCAAGGGGCACCGGGCCGGCCAGCGCTTCGCGGTGGTGCTGGTGGAGATCGGCGAGGACGAGCGGCCAGTCGAGCCCGTCGCTCAGGAAGCGCCCGCCGAGGCGCCCGTCAGGCAGAAAGGCGGAGAACTCGCGCGTCTCTCCGGCTGGTGGTGTGGGGATGAACTGTTCCGGCACTGGCTCGGCGTCGACACCGCGGAGGACGCGGCGGAGAACGTTCGCATGGCGTGCGGGATCACGAGCCGTGCCGAGCTGGATCACAACGCAGACGCGGCGCAGGAGTTCCACCGCATATACCGGGAGCCGTTCCGGCAGTACTGCCGAGACGCGGGGATCGAGCTATGAACGATATCAAATTCCGCGCACCGCGGCACGAATGGGAGATGGCTTGATGAGCAGCATCTACGCGAACCAGATTGAAGGCCCGACGCACAGCGTCCGTATCCAAGTCATCGGGCGTTACCCGCACGGCGAGCGCCCCCACGCAACCGTCGAGATCGCAGGCGACGGGGACGTGGCGCACATGCTCGAAGCGTTCCAGGCCTCGCTGGTGGCGGCGGGATTCTCAGTCGAGACCGCCGCACGCCTTGGATTTAGCGAATGACAGACACCTTCCGCCGCCTGCTATCCGCCACCCACGGCCACCAGCCGCGCTACTGCTCGCAATGCCGCTGCCAGCGACCGAGAGCCGGCGGGCGGGAGATCCCATTCAACGGCGGCCGCAATGCCCGCTGGGTGTGCGCGCTGCACGGTGAGGTGGAGTTGATTGCGCACCACAAATAATGCTTGACCATCGTTTGATTGCGCACTACAATAGATACATCAGCTCAACAAACGAAGGGGATTGAAATGAACAAGCAAGAAGCCGCCGAAGTTTTCAACAACGCTCTGATTGGCGAAACCAACCCAGAGCGTATTGCCCAGGTGGAAATGATGCGCGAGTATTTTTGCAACCCGGATTTTCGCGCCTACATGGAAAACGAAATTGCCCGCCTGAACGGTGTGCAATGACCAAAACCAAACGAGGTGGCCCCGGAAGGGGGCAGGGGCGCAAGCCCGTCAAACCCGGCGAGATCACGGTGACGGTCTCGCTGCGCATGACCGAGGCGCAGCGCGAGAAGCTGGCGCGACTCGGCGGCGCAGAGTGGGTGCGCGGCAAGATTGATCGCGCAAAGGGGCCGAAGCGCGGCGAAGAACAGGGGGAATCGTGATGGATTGGCAGGCGATTGAGACTGCGCCGAAGGACGGCACGCGGATTCTGGTAGGCGGCAAGTCACCGAATGGAAACGCTGCTTACGATGCGGTCGGGCAGGCGTACTGGCGGCGCGAAATTCAGTACGCCGAAGACTCGCCAAGATGTAACGAGCCGGCAGGGTTTTATTGGGCCTCAGACAACACACGGAACGGGCTGTGCCCGTTTTACATAACGCACTGGATGCCGCTGCCGGCCCCGCCTGATACGACCGATGACCCTGCCCGCTAATCAGTACCGAAATCCAGAGCGATGACTCGAGCGCCGCGGCCAGGACTGCACGCACTGCGCGAGCCTCATCACGTGGCGGCTGTGCGGGACGACCCTGCAGAGCTGCGACAACCCGCAGGCACCGAAAACAAGACGCGAGCAAGCGCCAGCCAGGCGCTGCGACCAGTGGCGCCACAGCAAAGCGGACGGGGGCAGTGATGGATGAGACCACCGAGACGCGTCTGTTGTTGCGAATCGCGGACCTGCAGTCGCGGCTCGGCCGGCTCCATGCCGCCGCGCACCGACTCATCTCGGGAATTGATATGCCTGCGCACGTCACGGCGCGAAGTTACAGCGCCAGCGACACAAAGCGCGTGCCGGCGCGACCGCTGGCGACGCTAAGAAATGTAGTCATCAGCTTAGAACAAGGGGATAGCGGTCAATGATTCGTGAGTCGATATTCGAGCAATTGCGCAGAATTCCGGAAGACCTGCGGGAGACGCACGAGCGGCTGGAAAACTGGGCCAATTGGAGCAGGGACCGTATCCGTCGCGGGCATTGCCGGTCGATCGAGTACCGCTACAAGTCGTCGGACATCTGGCAGGACAGCGAGCCGCGCGCAGAGTGGGACAGCCTGGCCGCCGAGGCGCTGCACAGCCACGTGTGCGCGCTGCCGGACAAACAGCGATGGCTCTTGCACCTTCACGTGCTTCACCGTGCCCAGGAAGGCTACATCCGGCGCGTGTTGGCGATTCGGCGCGACGAGATGGTGACGGAGCTGCACCGGGCGATGCGGATGGTGCGGAATCGGGCAAGGTAAATTGTTCTTGTAATGTTTGTTTGTGGTGCTATAATCAAGTTAAGGAAGCACGGCAATCGCCAAACCGGCGCCTCGCGGGAATCAGGGGTAGGAGCAGAAAATGGCCGACATGATCAACATTCCCTCCCATGTTGAAATCGACGTTCGTCGCCCGGATGGCACCATCGAAACCGTGAAGCCGCGCCACCCAATGAACCCCAGCGCGCAAATGACGATGATGTCAGAACGCGAATTCCAGGCCATGAAAAAGGCCACTGCTGCGGCAGGGCGCGGCGAGTTGATCGCGTATCGGAATGTGACCAAGGCCGTCGAGGCGCCCAAGCCGAGCGCCGCGGATCTCGCCGAGATGGAATACATCCGCAAGACCAACGCCGTCTACCGCGCCAGCGCCGGTGGCGAGCCCTGCGACCAAGTCGGCGGCGCGAATGACATCGACCGAACCCCGCCCAGCCCGACCGACTACTGAGAGCGCGCGGCCATGACCCACAACAACCGCGGCCGCGTTACCGTCGCCCTCGGCGGTAATTGGCGGCTCTACACCAACACCATCCCGGCTGGCGGCCGAGCTATCGGAACCGTCACGATGGATGGGTTCGACACCGGGGCGCTCGTGTTGATCGCGGCAACTGGCATCTACGTCCAAGTCAACGCCGGTGCGGTGAAATCAATCGATCAGTGCAAGTCCGTTGCGGCCGTCTCAGAGGCGCGGGAAGGGCGCGGCGGTCCAGGTCGAGGGCAAGGCCGCAAGGCGGAAGACGGCGCAACGGACGTTGAGCGCGTCACCGTCCAGCTCACGCCCGCCCAGCGCGAGAAGGTGCGCCAGAACGGCGGCTCGGCGTGGGTGCGGGGCCTGATCGACGCCGCCTAATTTCTCTTGCAATGCACGACATCCGTGCTATTATTGAACTGTCAGCACACAGCAGACACCGCGCCTCGGGAACAGGGGCTGGAGATTCAAATGACCACCATTGCCACTCTCGCCGCTAGCCTCCGTAAAGAATCCATGTCCGTCGTCGTTCCTCAGGACCTTGATGACGCGACTATTGCCGGTCTGCTCGCTGCTGATCTGATTCGCGTGTGCGACGACGAGGAAACGCGGAATGATCGCCGCTACGAGGTCACTGAATACGGAATGGATGTTGTGTGGTGCCGTATTGATGCCTAACCATCCGAACCGGGGGCCGAAAGGCCCCTCTGCCAATCCGGCGCCAGATGAAATCCGGGCGGCGCGCGAGGCCGCCGGGCTGTCGCAAACCGCAGCCGCCTCGCTGATCCATTCCACCTTGCGCACCTGGCAGGACTGGGAGGCCGGAAAGGCTCGCATGCATCCGGGGCTGTGGGAGCTGTTCCGCGCGAAGACGAAGCTGAGCGACGCCGCTTGATCTGCATAGCGCAACGTGCTATAAACCGCGCAGAGTACAGCCACCACTGTAAAAGTGAGACTGGATGCCGAAGGCAGGCATCCGGCCCTCTGAACAGAATGACCGCCCGCCATCTCGCAAGGATCGCGGGCGTTTTGCTAAGCCTGATGAGTCCGGAGGGACGAAACGCAACGATGCGTCGCTTAGGCCCATTACCGGCGCTGTGAATGGGACAAGGCCAGCCATTAGCCTTGAGCGTGTTCGAAATAGCACGCTCAAGGCTAAGACCGACCATGGCTGGCGTGGTAGTCGGATACGAAGCGCCGGACGAATAGACGAGCCAAGCCTAGAACGCTGGATCACCGGCAGTGCTGGCCCGACAGGGCGATGCTCAAGCCGGCGCGTCACGAACTCGCCGCACAGGGAGCGCGGTTTGTCCCCGTGGCAGTGAAAAGCTGCCGACCATTCAACGCCTCGCCTTCCTCACGGATCGCGGGGCGTTTGCTTTTGGCGTCACCTCGAAGGAGCGTGATCCATATCGGAGCCGGTGGAAGCCCGGCGAACTGCCGAGCAGTTCTCGGCTGTTCAAGCGCCGACGAGGCGACGCGTCCCGCAGCAGGATACCCGAACAACTACGGAAGGACAGACGATGGCGCTCACGGCTAAGCAGCAGTGTTTCGTCGCGGAGTATCTGATCGATCTCAACGCGACGCAAGCCGCGACAAGAGCAGGGTACAAGTTCGCCGAAGCAGTCAGCTTCTATACCTACCTTCTGATCGATCCGCGTGACGGTCGCGTGTTCTACGTTGGCAAAGGGAAGGGCGCCAGGATGGCGTCGCACGCTAAGCGCGCTGCAGCAGGGAAGGTCGATAACGCAGAGAAGCACAAGCGGATTTCCGAGATTCGCGCCGCCGGGATGAAGGTTTCTGAACTCGTGTTTGCTGCGTATGGCAACGAGCAAGATGCTTTCGCGGCCGAGTGTGAGCTTATCGAGCAGTTCCGCGACCATGGGATCACGAACATCGTCGGCGGGGTTGTCACGAACGCCGAGCGCGCAAGAGAGCAGGCGAAGGTGATTCTCGGGCGCATGAAGACATTCGACCACTGGATGGAAACAATTCGCCCATATCAACTGGACGCGGTGACAAAGCTGGGTGGCGCGAGGAAGTTCTACGACGACTCGCTAGCATTCTGGAAGAGGATGGCAGAGCTTCCTGTGTCAAACGGTGATCGGAATGGCTGCTGACTGGCCTGCTATTCGCACCGAGTACGTGCATGGCACAAAGACCATGCGCGAGCTTGCAGATTCGCACGGCATCAAGGCGGCAGGGCTTATGCGGCGCGCAGCAAAAGAGGGCTGGGAAGCGGAGCGTAAGCAGAAGTCAGCAGAAGTCAGCAGGGTTGCAGGCGATTCCCTCACTGTGACGCGCATCGACGAACTGGCGCAATTCAACGCCGCAGACCTCGAAATGGCGCGCGCGATTCGCAGCAAAGCGCAGACCATGCTCGATGAGGCCGCATCGCCCGCAGACCTCCGCGCACTCGCCTCTGCTGTGGATACGGCACAGAAGGTCGGGCGCCTGGCGCTCGGCGCGAGCACTGAGAACAGCACGGTCACGACGCGCGAACTCCCGGCCTCCGTCGATGACTTCGTATGAGCCTCACGGACACGCAGCGCGCGTTCGCGACGAGCCGCGAGCCGTTCCCGGCTTTCGTTGGCGGATTCGGTAGCGGAAAAACTGCCGCGGCGATTGCCCGCGCGATGGCGCTCAAGTCGCACTTCAGGCAGTGCGACGTGGCCTACTACCTGCCGACCTATCCGCTGGTCGAGGACATCGCCTACCGGCGATTCCCAGACCTGTGCGAGCGCAAAGGCTGGGCCTACAAGATGAACAAGGCGAGCTCGTTCATCGAGTTCCCTGGCGCCGGCCGGATCGTGTTCCGCACGATGGAAAACCCGGCGCGCATCGTCGGGTATGAAGTCGCGCACTCGATCTGCGACGAGCTCGACACGCTGCCGATCGAGAAGGCTCGCGAGGTCTGGAACAAGGTTATTGCCCGCAATCGGCAAAAATGCAGCATGCCGAACACGGTCGGGGTGGCGACGACGCCGGAAGGGTTTCGGTTTGTGCATGAGCGGTGGGTCAAGCATCGCGCGCCGGGCTATGTGATGTTTCGGGCGCGCACGATGGACAACGCGGCGAACCTGCCGGCCGAGTACATCGCCAATCTGCGCAACACGTACCCATCGAATCTGCTGTCGGCGTATCTGGATGGCGAGTTCGTCAATCTGACGGCCGGCAGCGTCTATGCGGAGTTCGACCGGGCGCTGAACGCCAGTGGCGAGGCCATCAAGCCGGGCGAGCCGCTGCACATCGGAATGGACTTCAATGTGGCGCACGGCGCGGCGGTCATCCACGTGCTGCGCGGAGACGACCCGCACGCGGCGGCGGAATTGACCGAAGTGTTCGACACGCCGGCCATGATCGCGCTGCTAAAGCGCGACTACCCGAACCACCCGGTCATGATTTACCCGGACGCCTCGGGCAACAACCGCAAGAGTAACAACGCCAGCGAGTCGGATTTGTCGCTGCTGCGCGCGGCGGGCTTTAGGGTGTGCGCGAATCCGGCGAATCCGGCCGTGAAAGACCGCGTGCTGTCGATGAACCGCATGGTGCATTGCGACGGCGCGCGGCGCTATCGCGTGAATCCGGAGCGATGCCCGCAGCTCGTCGAGTCGTTGGAAAAGCAGGCGTACAACAAGCACGGCGAACCCGACAAGGACGGCGGCCTCGACCACGTCATCGACGCGGCAGGCTACTTCATTGCGTACCGCTACCCGATCCAGAGCCGCGCCGCCATCGTTGAACCACTGAGGATGTAATCCCGCATGACAGACGTTCGCACCGAATCCGCCGCAGTCACGGGCATGGCCGAGCAGTGGCCCATGATCCGGCATCTGCTCGGCGGTACGTCGGCGATGCGGTCGGCGGGGCGGGTGCATCTGCCGCAGTGGCCCAACGAGTCCGACGACAGCTACAGCGCGCGCCTGAAGACGGCCACCCTTTACCCGGCGTTCGCGCGCACCGTCGAGATCCTGGCCGGCAAGCCGTTCGCGAAGTCGCTCACGTTGAACGAAAGGGTGCCCGCCAGGCTCGCGGAATGGATGGCGGACGCCGACCTACAGGGGCGCAACCTGCACACGTTCGCCGCCGAGGTCATGAGCGATTGCATCGGCTACGGCGTCTCGGGCGTGCTGGTCGATTACCCGACCGTGCGCAACGTGCGCAACCTCGCCGAAGAGCGCGCGGTCGGTGCGCGGCCCTACTTCACCCGCTATGCGCCCGGCACGGTGCTGGGCTGGCGGTCGATGCGCATCGGCGGCGCAACCAAACTGATGCAGTTGCGCCTGCTCGAATCGGTCGAAGTCGAGGCCGGTGAATTCGGCGCGAAGACGATCGAACAGGTGCGCGTCCTCACCCCCGGCGCGTGGGCGGTGTATCGCAAGGCCGAGAAAGCGTCCGCGGCCGTGCAGTGGGCGCGCGTCGATGAGGGGCGCACGACGCTGTCAGAAATCCCGTTCGTATTCTTCTACGGGCAACGGACCGGGTTCGGCGTGGGCCGCCCGCCGCTGCTCGAGCTCGCGCATCAGAACGTCGAGCACTGGCAGTCGTCGAGCGACCAGCAGACGATTCTGCATGTCGCGCGCGTGCCCATTCTGGCGATCATCGGGGCGGACTCCAATACCGAGATCACGGTCGGCGCGAAGTCTGCGGTGAAACTCCCGCTGGGCGCCGAAATGAAGTTCGTGGAGCACACCGGCGCCGCGATCAGTGCCGGCCGGGAGTCGATCAAGGATCTTGAGGAGCGCATGCGCGCGACCGGCGCGGAGCTCCTCGTCATCAAGCCCGGACAGGTCACCGCCACCCAGACCCGCAGCGAGGACGACGGCAACAAGTCGGCCCTGCAGCGCATCGCGGAGGGCGTGGAGGACGCGCTCGACCAGTGCTTGCAGTTTGCGGCGATGTGGGTCGGCGAGGCCGAGGGCGGGAACGTCGCGCTCCACAAAGATTTCGGTGCCAACTCGCTGTCGGACGCCTCCGCACAGCTCGTCGTGACGATGCAGCAGAGCGGGCTCATCTCACGCCAGACCGCGATCCAGGAGCAGCAGCGGCGCGGGATTCTGTCGCCCGACCTCGTCGCGGCGGACGAAGCGGAACGGGTGGCGGACGAAGGGCCGGCGCTTGGCGCTACTGAGTGATGGCGCAGACGGCCAATGAGCGACTGGCCGACGCAGCCACCCAGCACGCGATGGATACCGCCCGGTACAGCAACGGGGTCGTCAAACGGCTGATCGCGTTGCTGAACCGCGTCGATGCCGACCTGTTCCGCGCCCTCATCGAAGCACTGGAGCGACTGCCCGCCTCGCAATTCACGGTCGAGCGCCTGGATGCGCTACTGCAAAGCGCGCGGGAACTGAACGCGCGGGCGTACGCGGCGCTGCGCAGCGGCCTCGAAGTCGAGATGCGCGACCTGGCCGGCTACGAGGCCGACCACCAGGCGCAACTCTTCGCCGCGACGCTGCCGGCCGAGGTGAGTTTCGCCCGCATCAACGTCGAGCAGACGTACAGCGCAGCGCTCGCGCGACCGATGCAGGGACGGTTGATGCGCGAATGGGCCGCCAGCATCGAGGCCGACAAGATGACGCGTATCCGCGACGCGCTGCGCATCGGCTACGTCGAGGGGCAGACGATTGACCAGATGGTGCGGCGCATTCGTGGCACGCGCGCCCGCGGCTACGAGGACGGCATCATCGAGATTGACCGCCGGAACGCGCAGGCGGTCGTGCGCACCGCGACACAGCACGTCGCCAGCGTGACGCGGAACCGGTTCTACCAGGCGAACACGGACCTCATCAAAGGCGAACGTTACACGGCGACGATTGACGGCAGGACGACGCTGCGATGCGCCTCGCTGGACGGCAAGCTGTTCAAGCTGGGAGAGGGCCCGATGCCGCCGATTCACTGGAATTGCCGTTCCGTGCGAACGCCGGTCCTGAAATCGTGGCGCGACCTGGGGATAGATGCGGACGACCTGCCCGCATCGACCCGCGCGAGCATGGACGGGCAGATCCCGGAAGACACCACGTTCGGCGAGTGGCTGCGCGGCAAGCCGGCGGCATTCCAGGATGACTACCTCGGGCCCACGAAAGGCAAACTGTTCCGCGACGGAAAACTGCCGATTGACCGGTTTGTGAGCCGCAACGGGGACGAACTGACGATCAGGCAGCTGCGCGAGCGCGATGCCAAGGCATTTGCTGCCGCCGGGCTATAATGCAATCTGCTGCGGCTAGGGTAGCTCCCGAAAGCCTGAAACACTCGCAGGTTGCCGCGGCTTAACTCCGAGTGAGCATGGAGTGATGCTGTGTATTTTTCTTTTGAAACTGATGCGCATGGATGGGCCAGCGGAGATCGCAACTGGAAGGTTTGCGATCTTTTCGAGGATAAAGAGGAAGACTCTTTGTTCTTCCAAGCCGAGATTGGTAAAGACGGTGATTGCGCTTTAAGGGTCGGTCGTTTGGACGTTCATTCTGGCGGGCGAGCAATAAACATATTTTTGGCGAAGAATCAGGTTATTGGGCTTCGAGACCTGCTTGATGTGGCTATAAAGAACTCGGCGCCAGATGAAGTCGCAGATTAAGCTCATCTCCGACAACGCCGCGCCCGCCAAGCCGCCGAAGGTGCGCCGGGCGCCCAAAGTGAAGCCCTACTGCCCCGCGTGCGGTAGCTGCACCTGGACATGGGTCAATCAAGGGCCGGCCGATCTGCTCGAAGGCGCCAAGCCTCTCAGGCGGCGCGGGTGCTGGGAGTGCAAGCATGTGTGGGGATAGGGCGTGTATAGAAGCGGACGTCCATCGAAGCCATCTGGGTTTTGGAGCCAAGAGCGTTACCTCGAAGCGCACAACCGCCGGGCGCGCGGCCTATCGCTCAAGCAGATTTGTGAAATTTACGGGGTCGGAATCGAGAGAACCCGCCAAGTGTGCGCAAAAGGCGCCCGCATCGAAGCGCGAAGCGCGCTCACTCTCGGAGAACGCGAGCGTGTCATTCGATAAGCTGGCAGAGTCTGTTTTCGGGATTGGCAATGCGCCCTCTGTTAGCGAGGATGAGTTTGTTCGTGACCTGCCCTTGGTTCTCAGTAACAACAAGGCAAGGTGGAACGCAGAGAATCTGGCGAAGGTGCTGATGATGCGTTACGGCATTGGCGGGCACGAGGTGACACGGATCACGGATATCGGACGTGAGTTTGCCATCGGCCCGGATGCTGCGAACAGGGCGGTCATGATCGCAGTCAGAATGGCGAGAAAGTTCTACGTGATCCAAAATCCGCGATGAAGATGGCAGACATAGACTGACCACGAACAACTGAACATCAAGGCTCGCTCCGGCGGGCCTTTTTCTTTTCCAGCCGACCCGGCGTGATGCCGCGGTCGGCTTTTTCATGTCCGCACCCGGATGGGTCGGAGTCGGCCGGACGGCCAATCTTTCGGGTGGATGCCCAAAGGAATATCTCGATGAAGCTCAAAACTGTCGAAGTCAGCGGCGTGACCTATGCCGAAATCAAGGATGGGAAGCCCGTCTATGTCCACCCGGACGGCAAGGAAGTAGCGATGGATGTCGCGGACCTTGCGGGAAAGGTGACCTTCCTCACGGCGGAGTCCGAAAAGGCGTTTGCGCGGCGCGACGAAGCCATGAAAGCGTTGAAGGCGTTTGAAGGCATCGACGATGCTGAAGCCGCCCGCAAGGCGCTGCAGACGATCGCCAATATCGATGCAAAAAAGCTGATCGACGCGGGCGAAGTGGAGCGCGTGAAGGCGGAAATCGGCAAGTCCTACGAGGGCAAGCTGACCGAAGCGCAAACCCGCACCCAGCAACTGGAGCAGCAGCTCTACGGCGAGAAGATCGGCGGCAGTTTCAGCCGCTCGAAGCTCATCGCCGACAAGCTCGCGATTCCCGCCGACATGGTGCAGGCCCGTTTCGGGCAGGCGTTCAAGATCGAGGACGGCAAGACCGTCGCTTATGACGCACACGGGAACAAGATTTACAGCCGTGCGCGCCCGGGCGAACTGGCCGACTTCGACGAGGCCCTCGAATCGCTCATCGAGACCTATCCGTACAAGGACCACATCCTGAAGAGTTCCGGCGCCAGCGGCGGCGGCGCTCAAGGCGGCAGCGGTACGCCGTCCGGTCGCGACCTATCCAATCTCTCCCCCACGGAGCGGCTCACCGCCGCACGCGCCGGGAAAAAGTAAAAGGAATCACGCATCATGGCTCTCACCCTTGTTGAAGCGGCAAAACTGGAAATTGGCGACGTTGTGCGTCAGGCCATCATCGAACTGTATGCCGGCTCGTCCGACATCCTGATGAACCTGCCGTTCGAGTCGATCTCGGGCAACGCGATGAAGTACAACCGCGAGTCGAGCCTGCCCGGCGTCGGCTTCCGCGGCGTCAATGAAGCCTACACGCCCTCGACCGGCGTGCTCAACCCGCTGACCGAAGCGCTGGTCATCGCGGGCGGCGACCTCGACGTCGACAAATTCATCATCGACACCATGGGGCCGAACCAGCGCTCCGTGCATGAGGCGATGAAGATTCGCGCGCTGTCGCTCGCCTGGACGCAGAAGTTCATCAAGGGTGACAACCAGTCCGACCCGCGCGAGTTCGACGGCCTGCAGACCCGCATCACGGGCGCCCAGAAGATCGCCGCCGGCTCGACCGCCAACGGTTCCGCGCTGTCGCTGACGAAGCTGGACGAGGCGATCGACCAGACGTTGAACCCGACCCACCTCGTGATGAACAAGGCCATGCGCCGGCGTCTGACGCAAGCCTCGCGCTCGACCACCGTGGGCGGCTTCATCACCATGGAAGTGGGCGCGTTCGGGCGGCGGGTCGAGTTCTACAACGGCCTCCCCATCATCGTGGTGGATCTGGACCACACCGGCGCCGCGATCCTCCCGTTCACCGAAGCGGCCACCTCGGGCACCGATACCGCGACCTCGATCTACGTGCTCTCGATGGGCGACGGGGGCGTGCTCGGCCTGCAGAACGGCGGCATGAACGTGCGCGACCTGGGCGAGTTGCAGACGGCGCCGGTCTTCCGCACCCGCGTCGAGTGGTACAACGGATTCGCCGTGTTCAACGGCCGTGCGGCTACCCGCCTGTGGTCCATCGCTGACGCTGCTGTCGTCGCCTAACCAACGCCAACGAAAGGACAATCCATCATGGCAAACCTGTATTCGCAATTCACCTACGACAACGCGCTGCTGCTCGAAGCGTCGGCGGCCCACACCACCGAACAGACCGATGTCGGCGCGACCATCCTGGACCTCGGCGCCGGGCTGGTGTGCGGTCATCTCGTCATCGACGTGACCGGCATCGACGTGGCCTCGACCGACGAGTACTACGTGATCTCGCTCGAAGGCTCCAATGTCGCCGCCATGACCAGCGGCAGCGTGGAGCTCGCCGTGTCGCGCATGGGCAACGTCACCGCGCCGGGCGACGCCGACACCGCGGTCGGCCGCTTCGTGGTGCCGTTCCGCAACGAGCAAAACGGCACGGTCTATCGCTATGTTCGCCTGAGCACCAAGGTCAATGGCACCACGCCGTCGATCACGTTCTCGGCCTGGCTGGCGAAGGACTGATCGCCATGACGCGCACCGTACAGATCGACGAGGCGGTCAACGCCAACGTCAAGCGCACCCGGACCGTGGATCTGGACGCTGCGCCGTCCGGGTCGTATGGCGCGGTCCCGGTCGCGCTCGGGGCGACGGCGGTCGCTACCGAGGCGGGCGACGCGGTCGTGCATAAAACCACGATCACGCTCGCCAATCTCGCCGTCACCATGCGGGACACGGAGCAGGGCGGCGGGGTCAAAATCTACGACTTCCCCGCCGGCCGCATCCTGCGTCTAGGGGCCATCGGCTCGATCGCCGTCACGACGACCTCGATCCTGGCGAGCACGCTCAATGCCAGCGTGACCTGCAACTGGGGGGTGGGCTCGACCACGCAGGCGAGCGCCACCGTAGCGACGACCGAGCAGGACATCGTCAACGTCACGGCCTTTACCGCATCGGCGACCGTTGATGTGGCGGGCGCAGTGGCGAACGGGGTCGGGCCGGGTGTGCTGGCATCACTGGACGGCACCTCGACCGCGGTGGATGCGTTCCTGAACCTCGCCGTAGCGGGCGCGACCGACATCGACGCGGACGCGACGGTGCTGGTCAATGGCTCCGTGACGATTCACTGGATCAACCTCGGCGACCATTGATGACAAGGGGCGGCTTCGGTCGCCCCTGACCTTTTGGAGCATCAGATGGCGCTCGTCACCTGTTACGACGCGGACGGCCTCCCGCGCGAAAAAGAGCCGGTCGATGCCCGCGAGTGCTGCCTGTATTGCGGCTTCTCGATGACGCCGCCGAGCCATGCCGTGGCGATCGTTGGCGATTCGGCGCAGACGCTGCCGGACGTGCCGGACGCCCCCGCCGCGCAGCCCGCCGCCGCGCCCGCAAAGCGCCCGTACCACCGAAAGCCGAAAGCCTGACGCGCACCGCGCCGCCAAGCCTTACCCAATACCGAAGCCCGCTCTGTGCGGGCTTTTGCTTTTCAGGAGCCTAGAACATGGCCGTCACCTACAGCACCGCAATGAAAACCCTTCGCATGCAGGCTGTCGCCGATGGCATCGACGCCGGTGCCGGCGCCGGCACCCTCGAAATCGGCACGACCGCGATGGGCACCGTGCTCGCCGTGTTCCAGCTCGTCGAGCCGTGCGGCACGGTGGCGACCGACACCCTGACGCTCGACTTCGATCCGGACATCAGCGACACCAGCGCGGATGCCACCGGCACCGCCGCGGCCGCCCAGATCAAGAACGGCGACGGTACGGTCGTCATCTCCGGGCTCACGGTCGGCACCTCGGGCACCGACATCGTGCTCGACAACACGAGCATCACGGCGACGCAGACGGTCACGCTTACGGCCGGCACGCTGACCCACGCCTGACCATGTTCGGCCGACTGATTCGTGTGGGCGACGCGCTGTCGCAGTTCGTTAACGTCGTGCTGCTCAACGGCGACGCCAACGAGTCGATCAGTGGTCGCGCGTATCGCGAGGGATGGACGACTACGCGACGCGTGATTGATGCCTTGTTCGGCACGGGTCACTGCAAGGGCGCCTATCTCGCTGATGTCACGCGGGCCGCGCAACTGCTCGCACAACACCAGAGGCGCGCGTGAGCATTCTGATAAGGGGTCGAGCGGGCGCGGCCTATGCACTGAGGGTAAATCTGTGATGATGTGGTACGCCGTTTATAAATCCGACTCGGGCGAGTTGGCGAGCACCGGAACCGTCGTTGCCGACCCCCTCCCTGCAGGAATGGCATCGATTGCGCTGGCCGCCGAGCCCGACCCCCAAGCCGAACAATGGAACGCAATCACGCGGGCGTTCGAGCCCAGGCTGGCCGAGTCCGCACCACTGGCCCCGATCGACTTCATGCGCCGCTTCGCAATGGCCGAAGAAGTCGCCATCCGTACGGCGGCAAAAACCGATGTGGCCATCGAAGTGTTTCTTGCCCGCCTGTTCGTGGTGCCGGCGGTGGGCCTCTCGCATCCGGAAACCACTGGCGGCATCAGCTACCTGATCGCCCAAGGGCTACTGACTGCCGAGCGCGGCACGGAGATCCTCAATGGCTGATTGGCCGGCAAGTCTTCCGGGAGGTGGTGGCAAACTATCTACCGCCACCGCTGTCAGCGCGGCAACCAGCGTGGCTGGAGTGTCAGTTGCTGGGTCGGCGACGCAAAACACCAAAGGGGCGTGGGTTGAACTGACTGCGGCCATTGAGAACGACTGCAACCAGATGTCGGTACTCATGCTCGCGGCCAGTGCGTATGACCATTTGACGGATATCGCGATCGGTGCGGCGGGTTCTGAGGCGGTACTACTGCCGAATCTGCTGTTCGCCCGCGCCAACAGTGTCACCACTGGCAATTTCTGTTACACGTTCCCAGTCAAAATTCCCGCCGGCACGCGCATTTCGGCGAGAAACCAGTGCAACGGCACGAACAGCGGATTGACGCGCGTACAGCTACTGCTCGCGGCAGGCAATTTTCACCCGCATATCGCAGGCGCGGTGGCGACGTATGGCGCCAATACTGCCGATTCGGGCGGCACCAGAATCGATGCAGGCGCGACAGCCAATGCCAAGGGCCCGTGGTACGAATTAAGCAGCGCCGCCGTCCGCGCAGTCAAGGGGGTGATTTTCGCCCTTGGCCAGGAGTCGATCGCTAGTCGCGCCGCAGCGATGAACTGGCTGGTTGATCTTGGCATCGGCGCCGCCGGCAGTGAAGTGGTGCTGCTGTCGGACTACGGCGTGTCAGCGTATTCCGGCAATGAAATGACACCCCTGCCATCCGTTAGCCCGCTGTTGCCGGTAGACATCCCGGCCGGGTCGCGCATTGCCATGCGCTGCCAATGTTCGAGCAATGCGACCAATCGGTGGCTCGACGCAATTCTTTACGGAGTCAGCTAAATGACGGTCACGGTCGAATCAAGCGGCACGCAAACCGCCGTCATCAACACCGAGCACACGCTGGCCACGCCAACCACTGCGAAGGTGTTTTCGCTATCGGTCGACACCAACGCGATGGTGAACGGCGATGTGCTGGAGTTGCGCATCAATCTGAAAGTGCTCTCGGGCGGCACGGAGCGGCTGCTGTTTTACGCGGTGTTCTCCCACGTGCAATCCGAACCAATCAAATGCAGCGTGCCGGTGATTGCCCCGTTCGGCGCGACGTTCACGCTGAAACAGACCGCCGGGACCGGGCGTAATTTCGACTGGGCCGTACTGAGCCTGTAAGCGATGAGCGGGTTACGTTTTACCGCGCTGTATGTGCCTACGACGGCCGGCGCCGCTACCGGCACGCTCGCCGCGACCGAGACAGGTACAGACACCGCCAGCCTGACCGGCGGCGTCCTTGTCGCGGGCGCCCTGGCGGCAACCGAGAGCGGCGCCGATACGGCCGCACTTGCGGGCGCCGTGCTAGTCAGCGGCACCCTCGCCGCACAGGAAGCGGGCGCAGACACGGCGGCGATCACGGGTGCCGTACTCGCGTCCGGGGCGCTCGCTGCGACCGAAAGCGGAGTCGATTCCGCCGCCATGACGGGCGCGGTACTCGTGCAGGGTTCGCTCAGCGCGGCTGAAACGGGATCGGATACCGCCGCCATCGCGGGGGATGCCAGCAACGCCATATCCGGCGCGCTCGCTGCTGTGGAGTCCGGCGCGGACACCGCAGCCGCCACCGGCACGGTGCTGGTGCGCGGCGCGGCGGCGATCACCGAGACGGGCGCCGACACCGCCATCGTGGTCGGCGCGGTGTTCATCGACGGCGCGCTATCGGCCGCGGAGTCTGGCGCCGATACCGCCGCGATGTCCGGGCTGGTCATCACCTATTCCGCCGCCCGCACGCTGCGGATCGCGGCCGAAAACCGCGTTTATCTCGCCGCCGCGGAAAACCGCGTCTATCGATCGCCTGCCGAGAATCGGGTGATGCGCGTGAATGCACAAAACAGGACGCTCGCCGTATGACCACTGAAACCTACACGATCAGCGCGAGCGGCAAGGCGTCGATCCCGAAAGACCCGAACGCGGTCCTTGACTACTCGGTGGATCTGACGGACTGGCTCGCCGGGATCACCGATACGCTCGCCTCGCATAGCGTGACGGGCGAGGGCGTGACGATCGACAGCAGCGCCATTGCCGGCGACAAGGTGGTCGCCTGGATCTCGGGCGGCACGGCCGGCGAAACCGCCACCGCCACGTTTCGTTTCACCACGGCCGGCGGACGCACCGATGACCGCACCATCTACCTGAAAATCAAGGACCACTGATGGCGCTCACGGCAACCATCGGCAGCGCCTCGGCGGACAGTTACGTCACGCTCGCGGAAGCCGCGGCCTACCACGAGCGACGCGGCAACACGGCGTGGGACGCGGCGGACAGCGAGGCGCAGGAATGGGCCGCCCGCAAGGCCACCGACTACCTCGACAGCCACTACGCCTGGCGCGGCGGACGGGTCGCCAGCACGCAGGCGCTGGACTGGCCGCGCGCCGGGGTCACGGTCGATGGCTACGCGGTGGCGACGACCGTGCTGCCGGCGGCGCTCAAGGCGGCCTGCTTTGAGCTCGCGCTCAAGGCGCTATCGGCGGAACTGCTCACCGATGCCGACGCGCAGTACGTCGAGTCGGTCACGGTCGGACCGATCACCCGCAAGTTGTCGCCGCGCGGCAATGGCGGGCAGAAACGGTATGCGGCGGTCGATGCGCTGCTGCGGGATCTGGTGCGCGGCGGGAATAGCTCGATCGAAGTGGTGCGCGGATGACCCTCTACACCGAACTGGCTGCCGTCGCCGACGAACTGATCGTCGAGTTCGGCCAAACCGTGACGGTGCGCCACCGCACGGCTGGCGCATATGACCCGGCGACCGGATCGGCGGCGGTGGCGGCGACGGACGAGATCGGTAGCGGCGCGGTGTTCGACTACGCGACCAAGCAGATCGACGGCTCGATGATCCAGCGCGGCGACAAGTACGTACTGCTGTCACCGGCCGGCGTCACCGCCCCCGAGCCAGACGACCGCATCCTGGTCGGCGCGACCGAATACGGCGTGGTGAGCGTCAACACGACGGCGCCGGCCGGAACCGCGGTGCTGCATACCGTGCAGATCAGGCGCTGACATGGCCGGCAAATTCTCGCTGGACCTGTCGCGGCTCATCGCCAAGGCGAACGGGCAGGCCGATACGGTGGCGCGCAAGATCATGCTGGAAACTTTCCGCAGTGCGGTGATGAAATCGCCCGTCGATACCGGCAGATTTCGCGCGAACTGGGTCATGGGCTACGGCGCACCGAACACTGCGACCAGCGACGCGACCGACAAGAGCGGCGGCGGGACGATCGGGCGCATTGCATCGGCCGTCGCGACGACCAGGCTCACGGAGGGCGCCTCCATCTTCTGCACGAACAGCCTGCCGTACGCGCTCAAGCTCGAGCACGGCAGCAGCAAGCAGTCGCCGAACGGCATGGTGCGGCTCACCCTCACCGAAATTTCCTCCAGGTATGGCGCATGAGTCAGAACTTGATCCGCACCGCCTACGAATCGCGCCTCGCGACGTGGGCGGCGGCGCACTCGCCGGTGCTGACGATCGCGTACCAGAACGCCGCCTTCACGCCCCCCGCGGCAACGCATTTGCGCTGTTTCTTGCTGCCAGCCGCCACCGGTAGCGATGACCTGAAAGGCGACCACCGGCAATACCTCGGCGTCTTCCAGGTGTCGATCGTCGTGCCGGACGGGGCCGGGCCTGCCGCCGCTGAAACGATCATCGGCGAACTGAACACGCTATTCCCTGTGAATCTGCGCCTCACCTCGGGCGCGATCACCGTCACCCAAACAAGCCCCGTGTCTGCCGGCCCCGGTCAGAACGAGCCGGGTCTGTACGTCGTGCCCGTAAGTTTCAGGTACCTGTCCGACGTGATCTAGCACCACACCGCTGCCGCAACTGACCACAAGCCGCCTTGAGCGGCTTTTTTCATTTCAGGAGATACACAAATGGCATTGACTCTGCCGAACGGTTCGCAAATCGCCATCGCCAGTACCTACGGCGCCTCGAAGACCATGTCCGCCATCACCAACGCAGACCCCGGCGTCGCCACCCTGGCGACCGGGCACAGCGTCATCGTCAATGACATCCTGGAAGTGACCTCCGGATGGGAAGACCTCGAAGGGCGCATCGTGCGCGCCTCGGTGGTCGCCACCGACGACATCACCTTCGAAGGCATCGACACGAGCTCGACCACCATCTACCCGGCTGGCTCCGGCACCGGTTCCGTGCGCGAAATCACCGCCTGGACCAACGTTACACAGATCCTCAACACGCAAGGGTCGGCCGGCGAGCAGCAGTATTTCGAGTATCAACTGCTCTCCGCGCGCCGCCAGGGTCGCATCCCGACCGTGCGCGGGGCGTCCTCGCTGGAGTTGTCCCTGGCGGACGACACGTCGCAATCGTGGTATGCGGTCGTCAAGGCCGCCTCCGACACCAATACCCCGACCGCCATGCGCGTGACGCTCCCGAACGGCGCCAAGATTTACTACAACGGCTACTGGTCGCTGTCGGACGTGCCGGAGATGACGGTCAACCAGGCGATGACGCTCGCCTGCTCGTTCTCGCTGTCGGGCCTGATGACCCGTTACGCATCCTGATCATGTTCAAGATCAGTCCGCCGCAGACGTTCAAGGCGACGGTCAAGATCCCCTCCCCGGGCGGGGAGGTTCTTGACCTGTGCGTCCTCTACAAGCACCGCACGCGCGACCAGTTGAAAGTCTTCTGGGAAGACGCGACCGCCGGCAAGCAGGACGACTTGCACGCGACCCTCGACATGATCGCGGGGTGGGAGGGCGTCGATGCGGAATTTTCCGAAGCGGCGCTCGCCGACCTGCTGCAGAACTACCACGGCGCCGCCGCCGCGCTGTTCTCGGCCTACATCCAGGAACTGACGCAGGCCCGCCTGGGAAACTGAGGGCCGCCGCCCGTGCCTTGTACGCGAAGCAGCCGAGCGACGATGAGTTGCGGTCGTTCGGTCTCACGCGTGAAGACATCGAGACGGCGGTGGAGGTCTGGCCGGAAAACTGGCCGGCAGTCCATCTCTTCGCAGCCCTCGGGACGCAGTGGCGCATCGCCCATTGCGGGCGCACCGGGCTCGACTACAACGCCCTGCCGGTGGTGATGCGCCTGCAGCAGATTCCCCGCGCGCACTGGCCGGATCTCTTCGACGCGATCCGGACCATGGAAGACGCGGCGCTCACCGAAATGCACAAGGACGACACGAATGGCCAATGAGATCGCCACGCTCGGGATCGAGGTCCGATCCCATGGCGTGCAGCGGGCCGCGACGGACCTGCAGCGGCTCGATGCCGCCGGTGCGCGCGCAGAAGCCTCGACGGCGAGCCTGGCGCGCCACTTCACGGCGCTTGGCGCGACCATCGCCGGGCTCGGCATCACCGCCGTCGCCGGTCAGATGCTGCGCGCGGCCGACGAGATGCAGAACATCGAGGCGCGCATCCGGCTCGTCACCGCCTCCAGCGCCGAACTGGCGATGGTGCAGGGCGAACTGTTCCGGGCGTCGCAGGCGTCACAGACGAGCTTTCGCGCGAACGCCGAGCTTTACACGAGCATGGCGCGCGCGACCGATGGCCTCGGGGTGTCGCAACAGCGCCTGCTTGCACTGACGGACGGTATCGGGAAAGCGCTCATCGTGTCCGGCGCCTCCGCGGCCGCCTCGGCTGGCGCGCTTACGCAGTTCTCCCAGGCGCTGCAATCCGGGACGCTGCGCGGCGACGAGTTCAACTCGATGAGCGAGGGGGCCCCGCGGCTGATGAAGGCGCTCGCGGACGGCATGGGCGTGGCGCGCGGCGAACTCCGTGCATGGGCGGAAGCTGGCAAGCTCACGACCGATATCGTCCTGCCGGCGCTGGAAAAAGGGTTGAAGTCGGTCGATGCCGAGTTCGCGCAGATGCCGCCGACCATCAGTCGGGCATCGACCGCCATTGGCAACGCGTTCGACAAGCTCGCCTCCGACGCTAACAGGGCGACCGGCATCACCGCGACCGTCGCGGGCGGCATGACGGCGCTGGCGAACAACCTCGACGCCGTGGCGAATGTGCTCGGGGTCGGGGTCGCCGCAGCGATCGGGAAATACGTCGCGGCGATGGGGCAAGGGGTCGCTGCCACGGTGGCGAACATCGCGGCGCAGCGCGCATCGCTCGCAGCAGCCGCGCAGTCCGAAGCGGCCGAGGTGCGCCGCGCGGCCGTCAATAAGGCGGCGGCCGTCTCCGAGATGGAGAAGGCGCGCGCGGCGGTCGCGGCGGCGCATCTGGAAATCGCCGCCGACCGCGAGCGGCTCGCCTCGACGGCGCTCATCATCCGCGCCGAGATCGAGCAGGAAAAGACCCGTCTCGCGGCGCAGATCAGCGACACCGGACGCGCGGCACGGCTGCGGGTGCTCGCCGACCTGTCGCGGCAACTGTCGGCGACCGAATTGGCGGCGGCCGGCGTGGGCGCAAAGCTCACCGCCGTGCGCGAGGCGCAGACGGTCGCAACCAGTGCTGCGGCGGCAGCTACCGCGCGACTCACGGCCGCGACGGCCACATCGACGGCCGCCTCGACTGCCGCAGCGGGCGCAGCGGGCCTGGCGCGGGGCGCCCTGGCGCTCCTGGGTGGGCCGATCGGCATCGCCACCACGGCGCTACTCGTCGGCGGCGCGGCGTGGCTCTCGTGGCGCGACAAGGCCGACCAAGCAACCGCTGCGGCAGAAAACGAATTCTCACAGCGCATTGACCGCATGGTGCAAAAGCTCGACACGCTCAATGCGGGGCTTGCAAGTACGTCGCGCATGTCGTTCGAGCGCACGTTAGAAAACAGCGAGAAAGAGCTAAGTGCGCTGCGCGCCAAGCTCAAGCCGCTGCAGGACGAGCAGGCCGGGCTTGTCGGGGCGTCACGGTACGGTGTGCGCGGCAGGCAGCTACAGAACGAGATTGCGCCGCTACTCAATGCAGAGGTTGACCTGCAAAAGCGCGTCGCAGAGGCGCGGGCGAATGCCGCACAAGTCGGGGCGGCCGCGCTGGATAACTACATTTCCCGATACGCCACCGGCGAACAGAGGCTAGCAAAGTCGCGTGAGGAAATCACGCAAGGGTTCCTCAAGGTCATCCAGCAGACCAGCCTGGACGGTGCGTTTGACGCGGCGAACGCCTCGCACGTCGCGGCGCTGCGCCAATACAAGGCGGCGCTGGCCGAACTCGAAAAGAAAAACGAGCCGGCCAAGACGCGCACGCCGAAAGGTCCGCGAGAAGACCTGAACGCCGGCTTTGACGTGAATGCCGCGCAAGCCTACGGGCGCGCAGTGGAATCGATTGCGCGCACGAACATCGAAGCGGGCCGCAGCACGCTCGACCTGAATGCCGCGCAGGCGACGCTCTACGACCTGATGCGCTCGCCCGAGTGGGCGCGCATGCCCGAGCCGTGGCAACAGGTCGCCATTGCGCAGGCCGCCTCCGCGAGCGCGGCGATTCACGCCGCGACCGAGCAGAAGCGCCTGAACGACCCGATCGCGGCCACCCCGACCGCGCAACTCGAAGCGCAGCGCCAGACGATGCAGTTCCTGGCGGACGCCTTCAAGGACGGCAGCATCAGTGCCGAGCAGTTCGGCGAAGCCGCCTCGACCGCGCTGGGCAACATCGCGCCGGAGGCCAAAAAGGCCACCGACATGATGGAGGAATTCACCAAGCAGGCCGCGCGCAACATGCAGGACGCCTTCGCCGACTTCCTCTTCGACCCGTTCGCGAATGGCCTCGACGGCATGCTCGCGGGGTTCGGGAAAATGTTGCAGCGAATGATCGCGGAAGCGGTCGCCGCCGATCTCGCCAACCGCATCATGGGGCCGAGCAAAAACGGCAAGGGCGGCTGGCTTGATCTCGCCTTTACCGCGGCCGGCGCCTATTTCGGCGGCGGCGCCTCGGCGGGCGCCACGAGCCCCGCGAACGTCTCGCGCGGTGGCAGCTTCACCCCGTCGTTCGACGGGGGCGGCTTCACCGGTAGCGGCCCACGTATCGGCGGGGTTGATGGCAAGGGTGGCTTCAACGCCATCCTGCACCCCAACGAGCGCGTGGTCGATTTCACCAAAGGCCAGCGCGCGGGCAGTCCGCCCATCAACATCGTCGTCAATGTCGCCAGCGGCACGCCGGCCGAGGTCAAGCGGGCGGCCGGGGCCGGGGCGCGTGAAGCGGTCGGCGCATTCAGCCGCGCACAGAGGTACGCATGAGCGCATTTCTCGAAGAACGCCTCCCGGTGAATATCCGGATCGGCGCGTCCTATGCCGACGACTACAACGTCGAGGTGACGCGCACTGCGGGCGGCAAGGAATACCGCCGCCTGGTGCACGGCATCCCGCTGCGCCGTTTCCGGGTGTCGTTCGCGCGCGCCAAGGCGACGCTGTTCACCGAGATCCAGGCGCTCTACCACCGGACCTATGGGCGCTTCGCTGGGTTCCGCGTGAAGGCGTTCGACGACTACACCACCAACGGCATGACGAGCGCCCCCACGGCGGTCGATCAGGTCCTGCTGCGCGTGTCTGCCGGGGTGTATCAGCTGCGCAAGGAATACGGGGTGGGCGCCGCCGGGGTGTCCGGCATCGGGCGCCCCTATCGAACCCTCTTCAAGCCGGTTGCGGGCACCACGCGAGTGGCGGCGGACGGCATTGAGCTCATGTCCGGGGTAGCGGTGGATACCACCACGGGGCTGGTGACGCTCACCCCCGATCCGGGCGAGGGCGCGGTCGTGACGGGCGGCTGCGAGTTCGATATCCCGTGCCGGTTTGATTCCGCCCTCGACGTGACGCCGGTCTCTACGACCTGGGCCGAAACGGCCGACATCGACATCGTGGAGCTCATCGACCTATGAAGTCCACCGTCGCCGACTACCGCTACCGCGTGATGTGCCTGCGCATCGTGCCCGTGCTCGGGGCCGCCATTCGCCTGACGCACCACCCGCGCGATCTCACCATGAGCAACGGGCAGATTTACAAGGCGTTTTCCGGGCACGACTTCACCGGCTACAGCGCCGGGGCGGGACTGTCGCCCTCCATGATCGACCTCGAAGGCGTCGTGGGGCTGGTCGGGATCACCCGCGCGGCGGTGCAGTCCGGCGTCTATGACGGCGCGCGCTGCTACCTGTACGCCACCACCTGGGCCGCGCCGATCGAGGACGAGGAACCGGTCGTCGCCTCGATTCTCGGGCGCACCACGCTGATCGACGACCGCTTCCGCATCGAGGAAATGGCGCTGGTCGATGCGCTCAATCAGTCGGTCGGGGATACCTATTCGCCTGCCTGCAAAAAGGTGTTCGGCGGGCAGGAATACGCCGGCTGCAAGGTCGAGCTGGCCCCCCTCACCGTGACCGGCACACTAACCGGCGTCACGAGCGCCACCATGTTTCAGGATTCGACCAGAACTGAGGCGGCCGACCACTTCGCGGCCGGCACGATCCGCTTCACGGCCGGGCCGAACGCCGGGCTGAGCCCCATCGAGGTGAAACGCTACGAGGCGGACGGCACGATTGAGATCTTCGAACCGTTCTACTACGCCGTCACCGCGGCCGATGCCTACGAGATCGTCCCGGGTTGCCGCAAGCGACTGGAAGACTGCCGCGACAAGTGGAGCAACGTGCTCAATTTCGGCGGCTTCTCGTTCGTGCCGACCGGCTCGACCTATGGCCAGGTGGGCACCAAATGAACGTGGACATCATCCTCGCGGCGGCCCGGGCGTGTGTCGAGACCCCGTTTCGGCATCAAGGGCGACTGGTGGGCCTCGGCCTCGACTGCGCCGGGGTCATCGACCATGTCGCGCGCCGGCTCGGGCACGACCACACGGCCCCGACAAATTACCCGAGGCTGCCGTATCAAGGGTTGCTGGAAGCCACTCTGGACGAACAGCCCTGCCTGGAGCGCGTCACGGACCTACGGCCCGGCGATGTGCTGCTGATGCGCTTTGGCAGAGAGCCGCAACATCTTGCGATCTATGCCGGGGCCACGATCATTCACGCGTATGAGGCCGCCGGAAAATGCTGCGAGCATGATTACACGGCCGAGTGGCAGCGGCGCACGGTGCGGATCTACCGCTTCAAGGATCACGTATGAGCAGCACAGGTCAGGCAATTGGAGGCACCCTTGGCGCCATAGCGGGATTCGTCCTAAGCGGCGGAAACCCGATGGGCGCGGTCTACGGCGCCCAGCTCGGCATGGGGGTCGGTGGCATGATCGACCCCCCGAAGGGTCCCAATATCCAGGGGCCGCGGCTCTCGGATCTGTCCGTGCAGAGCAGCACCTACGGTGCGCATATCCCGCGCGTATACGGCGCGATTGCCTCGGGGGGCAACGTCTTCTGGCTCGAGGGGGACAAGCTCAAAGAGGTCGGCAAAAAGCAAAAGTCTGGGGGCAAGGGTGGCGGGGGCGGTTCCAGCACCACGACCTACAGCTACTACGCGACTTTTGCCGTGGGCATTTGCAAGGGGCCGATTGCGGGGGTGCGCAGGATATGGATCAGCTCGAAATTGGTTTTCGATGCCGCGGCCCCCACGGAAAGCGTGTCCCAGATCACCTCGAAGAGTGGGCAAGCATCCGCGCCGAACCCGGCGCACATTTACCTCGGCACCGAGGATCAGCAGCCGGACCCGCGCATGCAGGCGGATCGGGGCGTGGCCAATGTCTCGGCCCACCGCGGTTTGGCCTACATCGTCTTTTATGACTACCCGCTGAAAGATCATGGCAACTCCCTGCTGGGCGCTCAAGTCAAGGTCGAGGTGTGGCAGAACTCCACGGAGACGGACAACGTGCAGGTGTTTGACCTGTCGGTGTACGACACTTACCCCGAGTCCCTTGTATACAACCCCCTGCTGAACGAGATTTGGACCCCTGATCATTCCCCGAACGGCCTCACGAGGCTGAGCGCGGACACGGGCGCGTTCATTGGGCACATATCCGCGCCAGGGCAGTGCTACAGAGCAATCAGGTATAACGCCAACAGCAAACAGGTGATTTGCGCGTCATCCTCCGGCGTCTACGTGTTTGATGCGTGGGGTGCGCAGTACATAACGTCACTGCCTATCGGCGGGTTTGACGATCTATACCTGATCGACCCCAACACCGGGGTTGGGTACTTCCCTTTGTTTTCTGGGTTCCTGAACACGGGCCCCGGCGCGATATGGCAGGCAACAGGCGGCGCCAACCCTGGCGCCACCAATGGAACCCTGAAAAAACTCAATGCGGTTGACGGTACCCTTATCGAACAGTACAGCATCGGCGTGGCTCCGCTGCGGATGGTGCTCGATAGTGTAGGGAGAATCTGGATGTACCGGTGGGGGGCTGACAGTGGCTGGGACGCGATACGCCTGACGTGCTTTGACCCGAGTACGGGCTACATAACGGCCAGCTACAACCTGCCAAATAGCCTCGGGTCTCTCAACAATGATGGCATGGCGTACGACAATGACCGTAACTCCATATGGCTGGAGTCTGGCCCCGGCATTGCAGGGACGGGGATAACCGAGTTCGATATAGACACCGGCACATTCGGATCGCCGATCACACTCCCGTACGTGTGGAGCGATGTGGACGCGGCTAATCCGATTGCTTACGACAGTTCGCGAAAAATGCTATGGGTGGGCGGGGTCGATGGGCATCTGATGGGGATCGATACGACCACTGGAGCGGTTCACACCATCGAGTTAGACCCAGCGTACAACTTCTGGAACATCTCTGATGTTGCGATAGTCAATGGGGATATTTGGCTGGCCAATGCCGGGGTCGGCTTGGTCGCCAAAATCTCCCCTTTTGGCATGACACTACAGACCGTCACGCAGGGCGAGATCGTGTCCGCGGAGTGCCTGCAGTCCTCGCAGCTATCGGCTTCTGACATCGACGTTACGGCGCTGACGCAGATCGTGCGCGGCTATCGCGTCACGCAAACCGGGGCGATCCGGGGGGCGCTCGATCCTCTCCAGGCGGCGTGGCCGTTCGACGCGGTGCAGGCCGGGTACAAGCTGAAGTTCATCCCGCGGGGCACGGCGCCGGTCGCGACCATCCCGGCTTCCGACTTGGACGCTCATGAGGACGGCAGTTCGCCCGGCGCGCAGATGACGGTGATCCGGGAGATGGATTCACAGCTGCCGCAGCGCCTCACGCTCAGTTATGTCGATCCGGCGCGCGAGTACGACCCGGGCGAGCAGCCCGCAGAGCGGCGCAACGTCGCGTCGATCAACGTGCGCGAGATCGAGCTACCGATCGTGCTGACAGCGACGGAAGGGGCACAGGTCGCAGAGCGGCTGCTGCGCCTGACCTGGCTGGAGCGCACCGAAGTCGGCCCGTTCCGGATACCGCCCACCTATCTTGGACTGGAGCCGGCCGACGTTGTTACGATCGTCACGGACGCCGCGTCGTATCGGGTCCGCCTCGTCTCGGTGAACTATCTCGCCGATGGTCGTTTGGAGTGCGCGGGGAAACTGGACGCCGCCGCCACGTACACCCCTGCCGCTCTCGGCGAGGAAGGCGCGAGCGTGGGCGCCCCCATCGTGTTGAAGGGTCTGACCCGCGCCGTACTGCTGGACATTCCGCTGATGCGCCAAGCGGACAACGTTCCCGGCTTCCCCGTGGCGCTCACCGGCTATCTGGCGGGATGGCCCGGGGGCATCCTTTACCGCAGCCCGGACGCTGCGCAGACGTGGGACGCTGTGGCGACCAGCGAGCCGCCCGGCGCCACCATCGGAACCGCCACCAACAGCATCGGCACGGGCCGCACTGACATCATCGACACCGCCTCGGCGCTGGCCGTGAGCCCGGTCAGCGGATCGGAGCTGAGCAGCGTCACGGAGCTGCATCTCTTTGAGGGCAGCAACCTATTTGCCTACGGCGCCAATGGTCGGTGGGAAATCCTGGGGGCGCGGGACTGCACGCAGCAGATCGACGGGTCCTGGGTGCTGACGAACCTGCTGCGCGGGCGCTTCGGCACGGAGTGGGCAATGACCTTGCACGCCACCGGCGACATGCTGGTGAAGTTGAGCGTGGACGATCTGAGCTTCATCAGCGTCGAGTCGAGCATGATCGGGGCGTCGCGGCTCTATCGTGCGATCACCGCGGGCGCGAGCATCGACAGCGACACCGACGCGGCGTTCGCCTACGCCGGCGTCAATCTGGAGTGCCTCGCGCCCGTCTATCTCAACGGCAACCGCCACCCGAGCACGAACGACTGGACGCTGACCTGGCTTCGCCGCACGCGATACGGCGGCGAGTGGCGCGATTTTGTGGATGCGACGCTCGCCGAGACGACGGAATCGTATGAAATCGAGATTTACGACAGTGCCTACACCACGCTGAAGCGCACGCTCACCGCGACCAGCGCCACGGTCGCCTACACGAGCGCACAGCAGGTCACGGACTGGGGCTCAAACCAGAGCACCCTCTACCTGAAAATCTACCAGATGTCGGATGTAGTCGGACGCGGCTACCCGCTCACCACCAGCATCACGAGGTAACGCAATGGCCGACTCCACCACCAATCTGGACGCCCTTACGCAATCGCAGAGCAGCAAAGAAGTGACCGCCAATGCCGCGTTTGACGCCATGTCGCGCGCTGCGGACCTGAAGCGTCGCGCCTCGACCTGCTCCGGGCTGACGTTCGGGTTCTACGGCACCCCGCGCTGGTATATCAACGCGACCGCGACCGTGAAGGCCAATGGGACGGTCACGCTCACCGCATCAAGCACGCGCTACGTCGCGGCGGACCGCGCACTGGCGGTCACGGAGTCGGCGACGGCGTTCCCGGCCGACAAGCTCGCCCTGTATAAAGCCGTCACCGGCACAGCGACCGTGACGAGCTACGAGGACCACCGCGACACGCATCACCAGGTGCGATTCCTCTACGGGCGCTTCACGCTCGCCATGGCGGATGCCAACAATACGCTGACCTATGAACAGGCCATGTGCGAATCCATGGAACTGACCGGCGCGCTCACCGCGCTGCGCGATGTCGTCGTGCCGCTGGTGCCGCGCGCTTACACCGTGTTCGCAAATACGTCTGGCGGATTCGGCGTGCGCGTCATCGGCGCGAGCGGGACCGGCATCACCGTGGCGGACGGCAAGCGGGCGATCGTGGAATGCGATGGCACGAACGTCGTCCGGATTTCTGCCGACGTGTAATCCCGGCTTCCCGGCTTCCCGGCATATCGCACCAGCCGCGAGGCGTTCGCGCGCGTCGCGCATGATTTCGACCACCCACAGGTAAGCACCGTGACCCTTCCTGACAGGACATCAGACATGGACGTAGTGATCAAGGCATCGGCCGCAACCGGCTACACGGCGGCAGGGGGGACCGTGATCCTCGGGCTCACGACCAACGAATTCGCGGCGCTCGGCGGCCTGATCGTCGCGGTGGTTGCCTTCGTGGTCAATGCCAGCATGAACTTCTGGTTCCGGCGCGAGCACCTGAAACTCGCACAGAAGCGCGCCGAGCAAGGCAAGCCGGCGCAGGACGAGGAGTAGCGCCATGAGCGCCTACAACTGTCTCGGCGACGCGCTCGACCGCTGGCACACCCGGCACGGCTACATCGTGTTCCGCACCTCGGAGCACGCATGGAGCGAGGCGCAGCCGCGCTGGGTGTTGCCGCACGCGATGCACATCGACACCGCCGGGCGGCTCACGAGCTACGTGCCGCACGGCGAGCTGCCGCACCCGCTGCATGCGCTCTTCCCGGGCTTTGAGGGGCGCGTGCTCGACCATGATCCGGCCCCGGCGCCCCCCATGCCGTTGCGCGGGATCGTGATCGGGTCGTGGCTGCTCGCCATCGGCGCGACGTGCTGGGCGGTAGGCGTGCTGTGGCGCCGGTGGAGGGGTAAATGATCCCGCCGCGTATCGCCATTGCGGCGCTGACGCTGTCGGCGTCCGCCTTGGTCGGCATTGCGCTGCACGAGGGATATTCGCCCGTCGCCTACGTCCCCGTTGCCGGCGACCGGCCGACGCTCGGGTTTGGCGACGCGCAAGGGGTGAAGCCGGGCGACAAGACGACGCCGGTGCGCGCCCTTATTCGGCTCAATGCGCAAGCCGAATCGTTCCAGCGCGAACTTCGCGCCTGCATCGGGGACGTGCCCATGCATCAACACGAGTGGGATTCCATCGTGTCGTGGGCGTTCAACGTGGGCAGCAAGGCGGCGTGCGACTCGACGCTGGTGAAGAAGCTCAAGGCGGGCGACTACACGGGCATGTGCGCCGAGCTGCTACGGTGGGATCGATTCCAGGGGCGGCGTCTGGCGGGCCTGACCAAGCGCCGGCAGGCCGAGCACGCGAAGTGCATCGGGGCGCAATGATGGACGCCCGCCTGCTCGACACCGTCTCGATCATCACCGCACTGGTGCTGCTGCCCATGGTCGGCGTCTCGGCCTACGCCTACATCAGCGGGGCGCTCACCTTCACCGAGTATGCCGCCATGTGGCGCGAGCCGCTGGCCCTGCTGCTCGGATTCTGGCTGCGCGGCGTGAAGAACGACGCATGACCGCCCCCGTCACCCTGCCGCCCCCGCCGCGCTGCCTCGATTGCCGCAACTGCGACGCCCGGACGGTTGGCGGCCAGCAGCGTCTCATGTGCCGCGACGGGCACCTGTTGCACCCGGAATGCGCGTGGTTTTTGCTGCGCAGGCCATCGATCGCCGTTGAACGCAGGAGGATGTGATGGACTTGAACCAAGCAGTGATGTGGTGGCCCGAGTTTTTCGCGCAGTTCGTGCGCAGCGTCGTTGCGCCCGAGCCGCTCTCGAAAAAGAACACCGAATTGAAGACCCCCGCACCGAAGGAGTTGTGATGTGTCCCGCCTATATGCTGTGGCCGCTTGCGTTCTATTCGCACTGGTGTCTCTCGGCCTGGCAGGCTGGGGAGGCTATGCGTTTCGCGATGCTCAGTGCCGTGCGGCAGCGGCCACCGTGCGAGCGGACACTGCGGACGCCCTTGCTGTCCTTGCACGTCAGTACGCTCAAGCCGACGCCGAAGCCACTGCCGCACGAGCGCAGGCCCGGCGACTATCTCAAAGCCGTCTGAAGGGGCGCCAGGATGAAATCCGCGCTGCGCCTGCTCGCGATTGCGGCTGGAGCGAGTCTGAATACCGCGTGTTACACGGTGCCTATTGCGACCGCACCCCTACCGCCCCCGGGTGTGTGCCTGATGCGCTGCGACACGATGGCGGAGCCGCCAAGGCCCCGTGACGACCTCGGCCGCAAACTGTGGGAGTTGCAGGCGATCGATGACTACGCCAACTGCGCCGCGCTGCATGACGAGTGCGCCGACCTGTCGCTGCAGAGGATGCAGCGGTAGCGGCTACTAGTCCTGTCTGTCGCGAAGGCGGTCGCGCAGGGCCGAGTCTGGCATGCGCAGGGCGATCGATTCGCGCGCGTCACGGCAAGCCGCTTCCCGCGCCGGCGCTGCTGCCAGTTCCGCGCGCAGTCGATCGATCTCGTCGGCGGCTTCATGGATGGCAGCATAAGTGCCGTCATCAAGCGTGCCGAGCATACTGGCGCGAGTACTGCGCAGTCGTTCCGTGATGTCCATGCGGTGCTCCATAGGTTGTGGGCGCATCAGTCCAACTTGTCCGCCAGATCGCCCATGTTGGGGGCGTAATAAACGTTGAGCAACGTCGACAGATCCCGATGACCGCTCATCTTCGCCAACTCCAGCACGGGCAGCTTCTTTGACAGCCGGGTAAGCGCCTCGCGCCTCAAGTCGTGGAAGCGCAGCCCGTCGACGGCCGCCTTGGTGCGCGCCTTCGCCCACAGCGCGGAGAGCGAGGCAGGCGCCACGGCGAAGTATCCGGCCGGCAACTGCCTGACGATGCGGATGGCTTCCTTCGACAGCGGCACGTCCCGCGCGTGACCGTTCTTCGACTCCGGGATGTGCGCCACCCGCCGCTGCAGATCGATCGTCTCCGGCCGCAGCCCGCAGATCTCGCTCGCGCGCATCGCCGTTTCAACGCCGAACAGGGCCGCCGCGGCGACGCGCGCATTGACCGTCTCCAGCAACCCATCGTGGTAGCCGAGCACGTGCAGCATGGCTTCCATCTCATCCCCTTCCGGGCGCCGCTTCCTGGCCTTGCCGCCGTCCGGGCGCTTCGCTCGTGTGAATGGGTTGTCGCGTAGCCAGTGCCATTCCTTGATCGCCACGCTGCAGGCATGGGACAGGGTGACCCATTCGCGCGCCACAGACGCGGAACTCACCTCCTGCAGCCGCTTGTCCCGCCACGCCGCCACCGATCGTTCGTCGAAGTCCGGCAGCAGCACCCGGGCGATGTCGGTGCGCTTGATGCGGTTGATGCGCATCGCCTCGGGGCGGGCGCCTTTCTTCGTCGGCGTGATCTCGCGCGCGTAGCGGTCGAGCAGGTCGGCGAACGGAATCACAGGGATCTCACCGCGACGCTCGGCGTTGAGATTGGCCTCGAACTGCGTCGCCCACGCGGTCGCCTCGCGCTTCGTCGCGAACGACTCCGACCTATCTACCCCAGCCTTGCGGACGCGCGCCCGCCATTTACTGCCGCGCTTCTCGATGACCGCCACGTCGTCCCCGCAATTAAACGCTGGGCGTCAGCCGATCCATCCGCTCGATCTCGGCCAGGATCAGTGCGGCCGCCTTCACGAGGTCTCGGCGCGCATTGACTGGCTTCCACCACTTCCGCGCCCATGGCCAGCCATAAGGTGCATCGCTGCAAAGTGTCGTGTCGCCGTCAGCCAGGGCTGTAGCCGCTCCGGCGTTGATGGCATAGTTCCCGGCCGCCCGTGCCAACTCCCCGCCGACGTGCTGGTCGTCATGTGCCGGCGTCCATCCCTCTACATCAATCTGCCGTCGCCGCTCGGCAAGTACGTCGGTCGCTGCTTTCGTCATGTCCATCATTTCTCCTTCGGGCCGCAGCCCAACTCGTCATTCCAGAGCGGACCCTGCGGGCCGCTGAATTTGGTCGTTAGCGGCTTGGCGCTCTTGGGCAGCGGCCTCTTCAAGATCCTGGACCGTGCGTGGCTGGCATTCACACCGCGCCGCCCAGGCGTTTGTCCCGTTCCCGTCTGCATGTTTTGCCTCGCTCGCCGTGTAGCCGTAGCCCATGCACTTCTTGCATTCCTTCTGTCGCTGTTTCCAGTCCATCGCCTGCTCCAGGTAAAGCCGTTACTATGCGGTCAAATCGGACGGGCTGCGCCCGCCGTTTACCGGGCCGTTCGGCGTCAGCTTCCGTTTCCGCTGTGCCGTTGCTCGATTGTTCCTGCTCGCAGCCACGCCGATGGGCTGACCGTCCGCGCTGACGAATACGAAGTCATGCACCAATCCGCAGTCACAGCAGGCAATGCGGTAAATTTCGCCGCTTGGTACCGTGAAGCCTTCGCCATCCTTCCGCTGCGTGTATCTCGCCATGTCGGCTAGTGCTTCGTCGCCAAAACAATCCCACGACGTTGCGCCTCAAGTGCGTAGGTCATCAGGCCGGCGAAACATGCTTGGTGCCACTCGGATTCTTTTTCAGCTTCGGCCGCTGCTTCAAGGTCGGCCCTGGCGCGCGCCATCGCCGCGATCAGTTCCGCGTCGTTCAAGCTGTCAAGGTGCTCTCGTACTTCGCTCATTTACATCTCCAAAATCGCCCAGCCCGGCGCTCAAGCGGGACTGTCGTCGGGACAGTGGTTTGGGACAATTTTTGACACGAGCCCCGTAAAACCAGCGGGAACGAGCGGTTTTCGGGCGCCGCAAAATGAGGCGGAATCCCAGTATGTGCGGGGCTTTGCGCACTATACGCGGTCATCGCGGAAGGCGCCAGTGTGCCGGGGACGGGACTCGAACC